GTCGCTTCTGCAACAGATACAGTTACAATCAATCTTGATAATACAGCAGTAACAGCAGCCTCATATGGTTCAGCTACGGCAGTAGCAACATTTACTGTTGATGCACAGGGTCGTTTAACAACTGCCGCATCAACAAATATTGCAATAGCATCTACAGCAGTTACAGACTTTAATGAGGCTGTAGCAGATGTTGTTGGAGCAATGGTATCTTCAAACACAGAATCTGGAATTAGCGTAAGCTACGACGATACTGATAATACATTAGATTTTGATGTTGCCGACTTTACAATAACATTAGAGGGAGACCTTAGCGGTAGTGCTACTGTTACAAACCTCGGCAACGCAACATTGACAGCAACAATCGCTGCAAACTCAGTTGCCCTTGGAACTGATACGACTGGTGATTATGTATCTTCACTAGTTGCTGGAACTGGAGTAACACTCAGTAATAACTCAGGAGAAGGAGCAACTCCAACTATTGCTATAGGTCAGGCAGTTGGTACTGGCTCTAGCGTAACCTTTGCGAGTGTTACGGCGCCCTTAACAGGAAACGTGACGGGCAACGTTACTGGAAACATCACGGGCAATGTTACTGGAAACGCAGATACCGCCACGACCCTCGCCACCTCGCGAACGATTGAACTTACTGGTGATGTCACTGGTTCTGCTTCATTTAATGGCTCCGCAAACGCATCAATTACGGCAACAATTGCGGCAAACAGCGTTGCTCTTGGTACAGACACTACTGGTAACTACATGTCAGACCTTACTGCTGGAACAGGTGTAACCATTACACATACTCCAGGAGAGGGGTCAAACGCAACAATTGCAATTGGTCAAGAAGTGGCAACAAATAGCAATGTTCAGTTTAATGACGTAGCTGCAGGCGGAAACGTAACAATTACTGGAAACCTAACGGTAAATGGAACTACAACAACCGTCAACTCAACAACAGTCACAGTTGATGATAAGAACTTGGAGCTCGGTTCTACAGGGTCTCCAACTGATGCAGGTGCTGACGGTGGCGGTATTACTCTTAAAGGAACTACTGATAAAACATTTAACTGGGTTGATGCAACAGACTCGTGGACTTCTTCAGAGCATCTAGATCTTGCTTCAGGAAAAGCATTTTCCATTAATGGAACATCAGTTCTTAGTGGCTCAACACTTGGTTCAGGGGTTACAGCTTCTAGCTTGACATCTGTTGGAACAATTTCATCTGGTGTTTGGCAGGGTACAATTGTTGGACCAACCTATGGTGGCACTGGTGTAAATAATGGTTCTAAGACAATTACTCTTGGTGGAAATCTTGAAACCTCAGGTGCTCATAATACTACTCTTACCACAACCGCAACAACATCGTTAACCCTTCCAACAAGTGGAACTTTAGCTACTTTAGCTGGGTCTGAAAACCTTAGTAATAAAACAATTAATACTTCTAGCATAGGCGCAACAACTCCAGGAACAGGTGCTTTTACCTCATTAGCTGCAAATGGTGCCGTTACGTTCACCGCCGCAACTGCGTCCAGTTCATATACAACTGGAACATTAGTCGTCACAGGTGGTGTTGGAATCTCTGGTGCCCTATATGGAAACAGTAGTGTTTTAGCTGGTTTTACAATTGATGGCGGAACCTTCTAGGTGTATAATATATATTATACATTTAAATTTTTTTAAAAAGATTATAGGTTAAATTATGGCTTTTAATATTGGTAATGCGTCTGGAACAAGAAAAAATAATGTCCCTAATATTGTTGGGGATAAACCACCTGTTGCTGATCCCAAATTAACAGCAGCAGATTTTACTAAAGGAACTGTAACAAATACTGCATTAAATGACCCAACTGCTGGTCAGCCTTTATTGACAAGATTAGATGAAATAATTTCTTCTAGCCCTTCTGCTAATACTGTTTATCCTCGTAGAGAACCAGTTGCCTATACTAAGTATAGCCCATATTTCCCACCTTTCTTCCCACCCTTTTTCCCACCTTTCTTCCCACCTTTCTTCCCACCTTTCTTCCCACCTTTCTTCCCACCATACTTCCCACCTTTCTTCCCACCTTTCTTTCCACCCTATTTCCCACCATACTTCCCACCATACTTCCCACCATACTTCCCACCATACTTCCCACCTTTCTTCCCACCATACTTCCCACCATACTTCCCACCAAGCTTTAAATAAAGGGTTAACGTATGTCTAATACTATAAAAATAAAAAGATCAGGAGTTTCTTCTCAGATTCCAGCATCGCTTGAACACGGAGAATTAGCTCTTAATTACGCTGATGGTAAGATGTTCTACAAGGATTCATCAGGAAACGTTGTAGAGTTTTCACCTGGTCAATCTTTGAATATTGATGGCGGAAATGCTCTTCCTGATATTTTTGAAGCAGAAGTAACAAATCATATTTCAATTACATATGATGGAGGAGAAGTTTAATGTCTGGCGCAAGAATTCAGTTTAAAAGGGCTACTTCATCGTCTTGGTCAACTAATAATCCAGTTTTGTACGCAGGAGAAATCGGATATGAAACAAATACCGGTAAACTTAAAGTTGGAGATGGAACAACAGCCTGGAATTCTCTTTCATATCTAACTGCAGATATAAGTGGAGCTTATCTTAATGGTCTCGCTGACGTTACAATAACTTCAGCTGCAAATGGTGACTTCTTGCGCTGGAACGGCACCGCCTGGGTAAACGACGCCGTCAATCTCTCCGTGGATACGGTCGGCTCGTATGTTGAGTCTCTTGTCGCTGGCACTGGTGTAACCCTGAGCAATAACTCTGGGGAAGCCGCAACACCCACAATTGCTATTGGTCAGGCCGTCGGTACTGACTCTACCGTGACTTTTGCAGGTGTCAACGCACCATTGACGGGTAACGTAACGGGCAATGTCACTGGAAATTTGACGGGCAATGCAGATACCGCAACCACGCTTGCCACCTCAAGAACGATTGAGTTGACAGGCGATGTCACTGGTTCCGCCTCGTTCAATGGCTCGGCTAATGCGTCAATCACCGCAACAATCGCTGCAAACTCAGTTGCCCTTGGAACAGATACGACAGGAAATTACATCTCTGATATAACCGCTGGAACTGGGGTTACCGTTACTCACACACCAGGCGAGGGCTCTAGTGCTTCAATTGCAATTGGCCAATCTGTAGCTACAGACGCATCTGTGCAGTTTGCCCAATTAAATACAACAGGCAACATCACTGTTGCCGGAATCCTCACTGTTAGCGGAGACTTAACAGTTAACGGGACAACAACAACTGTTAACTCAACAACGATTACCGTAGATGACCCAATCATCACGGTTGGTGGTGATACTGCTCCAGCGTCGGATGACAACAAAGACCGTGGTGTCGAGTTTCGCTGGCACGACGGAACATCAGCGAAGGCCGGATTTTTTGGATACGACGACTCAACTGGTAAGTTTACATTTATACCAGATGCAACAAATACATCTGAAGTTTTCTCAGGAACACTTGGAACCATTGATGTCGGCGCAGTTCATATCAATGGGTCGCAGATTGCAGCATCTGCTTTAAGCAATGGAACAACTGGTTCTGGCTCTGTTGTTCTAGCAACTAGTCCATCAATAACCAGTCCCACTATAACAACACCAACATTGACCTTATCAACTTCTTCATCATCAACAGACGCAATAATGTCTTGGGATTCTACAAATAAAAAGATTCAAGTTGGCAATGGTACAACAGTAATAGACTTCCCCTCAAGCACATTGGTTACTAACACCCAAGCTGCGAGCTACACTGTTGTTTTAACCGACAAAGATAAATTAGTTGAAGTATCAAATGCTGCTGCAAATACCTTAACTGTTCCACCAAACTCTTCTGTTGCATTCCCAATTGGATCTCAGATAATAATACTTCAAACTGGTGCAGGGCAGACTACAATTACTGCTGGTGCTGGTGTAACAATAAATGCTACTCCGGGACTCAAGTTAAGAGCACAATGGTCATCTGCAACGTTGATTAAACGAGCAACAAATACTTGGGTCGCAATAGGAGACCTACAAGCTTAATCTTTCTTAATACACCAAAAAGAAGTAGAACACCAACGACGACCATTTTTTATCACTTTTACTTCATGAGGAAAATCGTCATTAGCTGGAAATGAGACGAACAATCCAGGTTCTGGTTCTATTAAAATATTTTGATTTGGAAAATATAATTCTCCACCCTGAAAATCATCATTATAATAAAATACAGAACTTATATTTCTTTCTGGGTGACCTGCACCAGTTTTTGTTAAAACATTTTTATTTAAAGCTGGGTTGTGGTCATAGTGAACAGGTAGAAAATGTCCTGTACTCATTTCCGTTATGTCACTTATTCCTTCGTCGTATACTTGACAATTAAAATTATCTTGAATAAGATTTTTACAATTTGAATATATTATTTTAAATATATCTTGAAATGTTTCGTTACTAGAAATGCCTGAATACACTCCAAATGGAGAATATCCAGTAGGATCTTTGGATGGACTATTATTTTTTAAATAATCTATTATCTTTTGACTATATGAAATATCGATAACATTTCTTTTAATACAAAGATTATTCATTGTGTTCCTTTTGGTTTAGATAATCAGATTCTTCTTTAAAAATCCAATTTCTTGTTATAACTCTTTCTCCCAAAGTAAAACCTCCTTTTACCGCATGTGCCATTAGGGACAAATCTACTATTAGTAAATCTCCTTCAGACCAATGCCACCAGACCTGTAAGTCTGTGTTGTTAGCAGTTTCATTTAAATACCAATTTGTAATTTCTAAAAAAAGTTTTGAATTCTTATCTGAAGGCAATTGATTATTAACCGAATATAATTTATCTTCTTTATTGGGTGATAGTTTTATTATGTTTTGATTTTTAAAAAAATGTTTTTGAATACATTTTCTAGCAGGAAAATTTTTGTTATGATCAATTATGTATGATTGATTCAATAGCTCTTTCCATTCATAGGGCATTCTATTAAACAGTTCGTATGAATTAACAAATCCAGTATCACCAATTCCATAGTCGGAAGATAGATGTACCATGTTCCAAGAAGTTGCTACTTGAGAAAATGGTTTCTCGCAATGCTCTAAATGCCAGGGTATAAAAAGATCGTTTTTTGAATAAATTTTATTATTTTTTTTAAAAGTAAATGAATGATCTTCATAATCTATCGGTGCCACATAATTACATTTAATTTTTTTAGCTAACTCATTAGAAATTTTTTGCTGCTCATCTGGAGAAACGTTTGCATTTTTAAAAAAGATTAAACCATTTTTTAAAAAAAGATTATAATAATTATCTATATTATTTATAATATCTTTAAAAGAAACATTTTCTATTGGAGAAATATTCATTATTAATAAACTTTTTTTATTGTGTAAAAAGATGGAGTAGTGTATCTATATCCGCTAATTATGGTTTTTACACCATGTAGATAATGTATATCACCAGGATGGGCAACCGCTAAACCTGGCTTGGGATTGACGACGATATCGTGTTGAGGATAATACAATTCGCCACCTTCAAAATCATCATTATAGTAAAAAAGAGAATTAATATCATACGTTGGAAATGGATTGGGTTTTCCATCATTCGTTTGTTTATCTGCATGGGGTTGTTGTTCCATTCCAGGTTTCCACTTAATAATAACAGGTGGCCTAGTTGAAAGGTCAACTTTAAATTCTTGGTCTAAGAATAGCTTCATTTTATTTATATAAAAATCAATTATGTTGTAAACTTCAGGATTTATTCTTTTTAAAATATCTCCACTGCATTGGCGATTTGACCAATATGCAGCATCATATATGCAGGTGCCATTTTCGTCGTATTTATTTTCGCCAGAATCCATCCATTCATTGATATTTGGAAGAAAATTTTGAATGATTTTTATATCATTAATACTAATAAAGTTAGTAATTATTTTGATATTTTCAGCGCTAGATCCAAAATGTCCAGGTTCAATTAAGGATTTTTCTTCGTCTGCCCTACTGTTCATAGTGATATTTTCCGTTTTTGCGTTGATATATGTTACGTACTATGATATAGTATATCACAAAAGCATATTAACGAATTGCAGAGGAACATGGAAATATATAATGTAGAAGACCCAAAATTTGGAATCATTTTGTACAGAAAAGCTGTATCTACTGATTTAAATATTCCAGAAAGATTGGAAACTTGTCTAAAAGACAGTTCTCACGAATACTTTAAGTGGAACGAGGCAACAGTTGGATACAAAGAAAGTATGCCAGATTATAGAGATTGTCTTGACCTTAAAGTGAGCTCAGCGCACTGGCAGGTGCTCCCAGAGGAATTGTCAGAAATTAAAAATATATATGAAGATACAGAATCTATTTTAAGAAGCTGTTTATCAGATTATGAAAGCAGATATAACTTTAAAATGGAGTTTATGGAAGCAATAAACTTCGTGAAGTATAATCCAGGTCAGCATTTTGCTGTCCATACAGACCATGGATTTTCCTACAACTGTACCCTGTCTTCAATAGTATATTTTAATGACGATTATGAAGGTGGAGAGTTATGGTTTCCATATCTTGAAATAAATTTCAAACCACAAAAAGGTGATGTAATTTTCTTCCCTTCAACCTATATTTATGCGCATGGCGCTATGCCTGTTACAGATGGGATCAAGTATTCAGCTGTAACAATGTTTGATTATAAGGATAATAATTTACAATATAATCAAATAGCAAATAAATTTAAAGAAGAAAAAGAAGAAAATGGAACAAAACTCAGAAGAATCAATAGTTGAGCAAGCCGAAACTAATATATATACTATTGACCTTAATTCAATAGACGGTAAAAAAAATATTCTTCATGAATTAAAGGGAAAAGTAACAATGATAGTCAATGTTACTGGAGAATGTGCAAATTCAGCACAGTATCCCATTATTCAAAATCTCTATAATGAGTATAGGGATCAGGGGTTTGAAGTTCTAGCAATTCCAAGTATTGATTTTTGTCAAGACGCCTATGGAGAATTTGCTGATTCAAACACAAGTGCAGAAAACATGAGAGATCATATGAAAGTATTGTATGATACGGATTTACCATTTTCTGAAATGGTAAATATATTAAATGAAAATTGTAAATTAAGTTATTATGAAGTTAGCGGAAAACAACATGCACTATATGAACAATTTCAAAAGAATAGAGACCCAGTTCATGGAAACTTTGAAAAATTTATTGTTTCTAGAGACGGTCAAAGATATGTAAGATTTTGCAATTCTGATTTATTAGATTTGGCATTTAATAGTGGTAATAGGCAAACTAATTCTGAACAAGCATTAAATAATATAAAAAAAACCATAGAAAAATTATTAAGTGAAAGCTATAATGAAAGTAACATTAACGAAAACTCATCAGAATCCGCCTAGCATTAAGCAATCCAGACTCAAAAGAGATTGGATGGACGAAACGTACAACAAACATGCGTATAGATGCTTGCCAATGTCAGCAGCAAATGTTAATGGATGGGAATTAATTCTTCAGCAAGATGTGGTGGTTCAGTGGGATGGTGGAAATTCTCCTCCAAAAGTCCTTGACGGAGAATTTTTAAATGGCAGACCTGTTGTAATACCATCAATAATAGGTATTATGTCATTTGCTACCGGATGGGCAATCAATACAGAGGAAGGGTACGATACTTGGATCACTGGATCTCCAAATTATTTCGTTGATGGAGCAGTTCCTTTGTCTGCAAGCATACCTAGTTCTTGGTGGCCAGATGAGTTTAATATGAATTGGAAAATTACAAAAATTGGTGAGCCAGTAATTTTTAAAAGCGGCACGCCATTTATGTTCTTTAATATTTATCCAAACAACCTACTACAAGAAGTAGATTTTTCAATAGAAAATTTATGGGATAAAAAAGAATTAATGGAAAAAAGACAAGCATACGGTGATGCAAAAATGAAAAAACTACATGAACAACCATGGACTTGGATGAATGGAATCAGAACTGGTCTAGACGAAAAAGGTAATACAATAGGTCCAAAAACGGAAGGTCTACCAAAGTTTAAGGAACCAGAATAGGATTGATTGTATTCATTTTAGCAGTACTATAGCTAAGATCAGAGTAGAAAAGAGATATTAATAAATGAATTTTTCAAACTTAAAAAAAGAAACAAAATTAGAAGTTTATAACAAAGTTCTGATTTCTCGAGAGCAAGCAATTCTTGAAAAGATTCTAGAATCTGGGTTAGATCCTGATGATTTTGATCCTGATTCTTTTCTTGGGTCATTTGAAGAGATAGATGAATCTATTGATACATATTCAAACTTACTTATTTTAAAGTTACACACTGAGGTCTATGTTAATATAAAAAACAAAATCAATCAATTGGAAAATGAATAAAATGAATTTTTCTTTGACTCTAGAAGAAAAGCTACTTACATATAAACAGACAAAAAAATCTTTTGAAAAAGATTTAATACAAAGATTGTGCGCAATAGGTAAAGATCCAGAAAGTTTTGATATAGATAATTTTATTCCAGAGGAAGATAAAATGTCTGAATTTTATATAAAAGAATTAATTTTAAAAATTAAAAAAGTAGAAGAAAAAATTAAAGAATTATCCAATTTAATTAATTAAAAGGAAGATTAAATTTTCAATGATTTATAAAAATGTAGAAAATTACGATCCATCGCTATATGCATGTTATGCCATAACTGATATTAAAGAAGATTTTGGCATATATACAGTTCATTCAAGTGGTCTAAAAGAGTTATTTCATTATGATTTATATGAAATTGAAGATCATGTTCTAATAGCCTTTACAAAAATGTTTTTTTTCAAAACTGAATTTGTTTATAGAATTAAATCAGAAAATTATTCACAAGATATAAACGCTGAAACATTTGAGTCACTTGAGGATATTCTAAGTGGAGATTACGATAAAGAGTCTCACACTTTTATACTTCACAACTCCGTTGCTAATGTATCAGAAGATGAACATGGTGAATGGTTTGGGTCAGCCATAGATCCAAAGAGAAGATGTGATTTGATCGATGATAACTATGCATCTATGCCGTTCGCAGATGCTAATAAAGAAGGTGCACCAGATATTGTAGATAGAGATTATCTTGGAAATGACGGCGTACTTGGTTGGCAGTTGGTTTTAGCATCAATGTCTAACCTTTATATTGCAAAATTAACACATGGATCAATTACTGATAGGGCGTATAAAGATTGGCCAGGTAGAGTTTTTATGTCTCAGACTTTCCCACATATTTTAAAAATGGCATATCAATGGTCTATCTTGGCGGAAGATCCATGGAATTCAAATGACACAATTGCAATAAAATGCAAAAAAGCATTTCAAGATTGGGATATTCCATCAGATGCAATACAAGAATTAATTGATTCTCAGCCAAGTACTGTATTAGAGCATTATTTTAATGGAAATGAAGATCCTAGACAGTCAATAGTTGAGCCAGCTGAGCTTGGTTCAAAATTCAAAAAATGGTTTATGTTAAACATAAGATACAGAACATTATCTTCATTGTTAGAAAATTTTCCTCTACCAATATCTATTCCACAATCAATTATCGATAAAGAAAAGGAATTTTTTGAATCTAAGATATATGAATTTGCAGTAAATAACTCACTAGATTTAGAAACAGTTTCAAGTGTTGATATATTGGATATGATATACAATTCATCTGACTATTTAGACGATAGAAGAAAAAACAATACTATAGAAGATATTGTTCTTAAATATTTTTCTAGAACAGAAAAAAAATCAGTTAAAAATTATTTGAATCAAATTATTCAACCAATGAATTTTTCTGAGCAAGAATCTTCAGAAGAAGAAGATCAGTAAAATAATTTCAATTTACATGTTGATAAAAGACAATTGTTTAGATCAAGATACATATGAGGAAGTAATTTCTGACAATCTTTTTTTTCCCGAGATAATGAATTATGGAGAAAAAATAGCAGAACATCTAAATTCATATCATGATGAAAAAAGCGACTGCTTTGCCCCATACATGTTTTGGGATGGCTGGTGGAGAACTCCAGCTAATACTTTAAAGAAAAAAGTTATCCAATCTTTATGGAAAGATCTAATGATTTGGGATCTAAATGATATTTTGGGATTTGAATATTGGACAAGAACTTATCTTCCAGGACAATATTTAGACATTCATGTAGATGAAGATACATTTCTTTACGCAGAATCAAAAATTTTTAAAGGACCAATATATGGTTGTGTTTTTTATGGCAAAGAAAATGAAGATGGTGGATTTTTAGAAATTCATAAAAAAACATTAGAAGATGGCAAAAAAAATATACTAGAAAAAAAATATATTAAAAAATATATATCTTTAAAAAAAGATAGAGAAAAAATAGCCTACAAAGGAAATAGAGCTATTTTTTTTGATGCCGGTCATGTATTACACAATACAGTTGGGTCAAAGTCTGGAATAAGACAAGTGCTTGTTGTTAATCTTTGGCATAAGGATAATCCACCTCTAGCATTATCTAATGGAAGTTTCTATTACGAATAGGACTTTGTGATATAATTATATCTATGGATGAATATAATAAAAATTTTTTAGGTAAATGGAATCTTAAAATAGATACACCATTTGGAGAAGAAGAATGTTATTTTGATATATCTATATTAGATAATATAGCTCATTATAAAATATATAATGAAAAAGGCTTTGTTAATCTTCAGCAAAAAAATAACACAAAAAATTTCATAATGCTGGTTGGAAAAACTGAATTCCCCATACCTTGTACATTGACCATGAACCTATCGTTGGATGATGATAATCTTTTTGGTCAAATAAAAGTTGACAATTATTTACAAGTAAATTTTGTTGGAGAAAAATAATGTCTGTTTATGATATACAAATAAATTCTATTACTGGTGAAAATAATTATCTATCTAATTTTCGTGGTAAAATTACTTTAATGGTCAATATATCTAGTAAGTATGGATATAGTCCACAATGCTCAAAGTTTTGGTCCTACGCAAGAACATGTAGACAATTATGGCAACTACAACACGTACATGAAGAATTTAAAGACAGAGGCTTTTCTGTATTGGGATTTCCATGTAACCAATTTGGCTTTATGGAACCAGGAACTAATGAAGAAATTGATAATTTTATAAAAGATAATTATTCATTTGTTACTTTTCCAATTCTAGAAAAAGTTGAAGTAAATGGAAAAAATGAGCACCCATTATTTTCAGCCTTAAAAGGTTATGAAAAAAGAGCATATTCCGATAGTAAAGCAGACGCTTCTGATCAAGCAATAATGGGGCAAAATTTAGCAGGGCAAGCTATAGCTAGGATATCTCATAATTATGAAAAGTTCTTAGTAAGTAGAGATGGCATTATGATGTCTAGATTCAATTGGCAAGATATGCCTCTAGATACAATTCCCAGAATTCAAGGTGCAGGATGGACAGTAAGAGAAGCAATAGATGAGGTCTTAGGATAATGGAAGATAACAAAGAATTCTTCTTAAGAGATGAGTCTAGAATGAGTTCAGAAGCATATCCAGTGTCTCCAGAGTTTGATAAAAATGTTATCAATGAAATAGCTAAGCTTGAGACAGAAGAACTTGCGCCAGGTATCATAGTTGTAAAAAACGCCTTTGAAATTGATCAAAATCTTATTCTGAGCCACATAGACGAAAGAGCACAAAAGGCCCATGAATCCAGATGGAATTACAAAGAAATAGATGGTGTAACTTATGGAATTAACGAAGATGGTTTTAGGTATCGAATGGAAGATGTTCCAGCAGCACCAGTTAGAATACTTGATCCTGTAAATCCAAATACAAAAGAGAAAATAAAAAATTTCTTTATCTATTTAGAAGATCAAATATACAAAAGTCTTATTAAATATATAGACTACTATCCTTTGATGATAGGTTCAATTTGGTGGAAAACTAGAGGTCATATTCTTAGATATGGTGATGGTGGAATATTGGGTTGTCACGCAGATAACGACACAAACTATAAGGTTACTAAAGGTATTAGATATATGCCTAAGGGGATGGTTGCCTCTCGTCAAACATGTGGTGCATTAATTTATTTAAACGATTGTGTTGACTCAGAGGAAGAATTAAATGGAAAGAATTTTACTGGTGGAAATTTAAGATTTGTACACTTAAAAATTTCTTATAAACCAAAAAAGGGAGATATAATATTTTTTCCAACAAATTATGTTGCAGCTCATGACGTAGAAAGAATGGGAAAAGGAGTTAGATATTCCTATTTAACCTTTTTTGGACAAGGATCTTCAGACCAATCGTGTAATATAGTTATCACTGAGCCAAAAGAGAGTTTTGAATGGTGCCCACCAGTTTGGTTGAACAATATTTATGATGATTATGAAATGTATTGTAGAACAGAATATTCTAGATGGGAGACTAAAGCTGAACAATTTGGTCTAGAAGCAGGATGGAATCCAGTGTATCAGGGTAGGGAGGTTACTCAATATGGTCAAAGTCACGATACAATTACTTTTGAAGATAATGATTTAATGAATAAAGAACCCCAAGCTGTTGATCTTCCAGAAGGACCATGTGGAACAGAACCAAAATTGGTGTAAAATTATATGTTTGATGTTAAAGAAGATAATATAGAAAAACACGACATGGGAATCATTCTGTTTAAGAATGTTATACCAATGGAAGATTATTCTTTTATAATAGATTTTGCAGCCTCACTAAGACAAACAGCGCTTGAGCAAGATTTTACTTACATAAAAGATGAAGATGAAAATCCTCTGTATGCAATAAACAGAAGCGGTCATAGATATTCATTAGAGGACATTAACATATCGTGCAACCACATAATGAATTTTCTTGAAGATAAAACATTAGATAGTAAATATTTTAAATTTTTTAAGATATGTGAAGAAGTTTTGTACAACTGTATGTTGAGATATGTGGAATTTTTTCCAATGATGATCCCATGTTTGTGGTGGAGAACTCAGGGCCATATAGTTGGATATGGCCCTGGCGCAAAGTTTGGTATACATTGTGATAATGATGTTAATTATCAGCCAGGAGCAGAACCAGATCAGCAACTTGCTATCAGAAATGTTCTTGGTGGTTTAATTTATTTTAATAATTCTGTTGAATCTGTTGAACTAATCAAAAATAATTATGATTACGTTGGTGGCGAAATATACTTTCCTTATGCAGACTATAAATATTCTCCAAAAGCTGGAGATGTTCTTATGTTTCCTTCTAATTATTTGGGCACACACAGAGTGCTTGAATGTCAACATGGAGAAAGATATGCATATGTTGGATATTTTGCGCAAGGATCAAACGATGAAAAAGTCGGAGTAAATATAAGGCAGCCTTCTGATGTAATAGATAGTGGTCAAGTCTGGATGCCATCCATAATGGATGATTATATTGACCATCTTAAAAAAAGAAATATTGATATATACTCAGAAAAAAATACGTATTTAACTGAAGCAGTTAAAAGACCCATGACAAGTCATGATACCAATAGGGAAATTATAAAAAATGTTATTTAATAAAGTTGATCCTAAAAATCTTGGTGGTGGAGTAGTTCTTTTTGAAAACTGTATTCAATTAGACTGGGATTATTTAATTAAAAAATCAGATCAATTAATCCAAGAGGAATGGTCTGATATGTATAGCCCTGGAATAGATCCAGAAACTGGTGAAGAAATATATGTTAATAAAAGTGGTTACTTCTTCAATAAAACAAGTATAGACTTAATGCCAAAGAGAGCTAGTTCAATACATTATAAAGATGACTCAAATGTAAAAGAAATTCTAAACTTTTTAGAACAATGTAAAGATAAGTGCCTCCTACAATATCTGGAAATTTTTCCTCTAGCGTATAAATGTATTTGGTGGAAAGTAAAAGGTCATATATTGCAGTATCCAAAAAATGTGTATCTTGGTTCTCATTCTGATATAAGCGCAGACTATATATATGGAATATTAGAACCAAAAGATCAATTAGCTTTAAGAAATGTCCTCACTAGTTTAGTCTATTTCAATGATTCTGTTGATAACGAAGAGGATTTAAATAGTCAAAATTATACTGGTGGTCATCATTACTTTAATTACTTAAATATAGATTATTCTCCTAAAAAGGGAGATATAATAATGTTTCCATCGAATTATATGGCAGCTCATGAAGTGAAACCAGTTACCAATGGGTTCAGATATAGTTATCTAGGTTGGTATAGTCAAGGAACTCCAAATCCAGCAGTGCACGAATATGTTGCAGACCCCGTTACCGAACCAGAGTTGGCAGAAAAGGCGACTAACGTATATATGTCAACGCTTAGAGAGGATTTTCAGAGATACCTTAAAGAATGTGGGTATTCAGAAAACTCTGAACAATATTATATTACTAAGTCAAATTACTAAGGAAAATTATGAAGTCAAGACATATTGGAATGGGAGTTGTAATTTGCGAAGACGTTATTGATATAGATCAAGATTTTTTGTTTGAATATATAAATTGGATTCGCAAAAATCAAGAAGATACATTTACTTACCACGAAGAAAATGGAGTAAAGTATGCAGTTAATAAAACTGGATTTAAGTTTAAATTAGAAGATGTACAACAAGCGCCCCAGAGATATCTAGACACTAAAGGCCAAAATTTTTATACAGAAACACCAAAGGAATATATTAATTTTGTAGACAATTTAGAAAATGCAGTTTATGATGCTTTAGTAGAATATTGCTGTTATTTCCCTGATGCAGCGACTACTTCATGGTGGAGACCAACTGGTCATATAGCTGGATATGAAAATGGTCAAAGAATAGGACCACACTGTGACGATCAGGTACCATATGAGTGGGGTAAAGAAACGGGAAATCAAGTATCAATGCACAATAGCTCAAGTATAAATCTCTATCTTAATGACTGCGTGTCTAGCGAAAGTGAAATGACTGATTATTCTTACTTGGGTGGACAAATTCATTTTCCGAATGTTCCATATGTTTATGCACCCAAAAGTGGCAGTGTAGCAATATATCCATCATCATACATGGGAAGGCATGAGGTTTATCCAGTAACATTTGGACAAAGATATGCATTCTTGAGCATATCTTGCTATGGAACTTCTTTTGAGCAAAAAGAGATTGTTGGACAAGAAAATCCACATAAATTTTGGATGCCAGATATAATTAAAGATGTTCATAATAAAATAAATAGTAAAGAATATAAATTGTAAGGTTTGAATATTCTATGTATAAAGGAAGTTCTTCTCAGGAAAAATTTGTAGTAGAAATTTTTAACGAAAAAAATAATGGTTTTTATGTTGAGCTAGGTGCTTTTGACTCTAAGTTAGGAAGCAACACATTTTACTTAGAATCAAGCTATAATTGGAGTGGAGTTTCTTTTGAAATTCTAGAAGATAGAAGAAATGAATTTAGCACAAATAGAAAAAATCCTTGTTTTGGTGACGCTTTAAGTTTCAATTATATATCTTATTTTGAAAATAATAATTTTCCAAAACAAATAGACTATTTACAAGTTGATATAGATGCAGGATATCAGCACGATGGAAGACCATTCGGTAACCACTACCTAAGTTTATTGGGATTAATATCACTTCCCCTGACTCAATATAGGTTCTCAATAATAACTTTTGAACACGATGCCAATATGTATTTCAGAAATTCTGCAATGAGGGATGCTCAAAGAGAGATATTGGATAGCTTAGGCTACGCACTGGTTGTAAGGGAAAAACACGAAGATTGGTGGGTTGACCCATCAGTATTTAGCATTAATGAATTTAGAAAATATTTAAGATGGGAAACACTCTAAATGTACCCAATGATTATAGTCGACAATATTATTGAGGACAAAAAAGTAACCGAAATTCAAAACTCAATATTAAATGGTTTTTTTGAAAAAGCTCCAAATAATATTCATTTTGAAAGTTTTGGAATAGAAAAAACATACAATGACTTTAGTTATCTTTCTACAAAAATAGAATATAATATAAACTTATATTATAAAAAACAAATATTATTTAGTACAGGAAAATCAATAGCAAGATATACTATTGCTAATTTTATAGGAAGACATAGAGATTGGGAACCAAGCGATCCTTATGTTATAGAAAACAAAAAACCTAGAATAGATTTAGCTTCCGTTTATTATATAAATGATGATTATACTGGCGGAGAAATATGTTTTTTTAAGTCTAAGGACTCAGATAGGCCTTATTTAGAGATAAAGCCAAAAGCAGGAATGTGCGTTTTTTTTGATTCTAGCGTTTATCATGAAACAAGGCCAATAATTTCAGGAGAAAAATACTCCTATACAACTTTTCATCAATTGGCCGATTAATATGCTACCTTTTGACACCTCCTACACAGAGATATATCCCTATATATGCGTTTATAGCAATTTGCTTCCCGATACAAATGAACTTGCTAAAACGATGTTCAATTCAGAGGAAGTGAGCAAGAGTGCTATATTCACTGATTGGACTGATTGGTTTATATTTGGAAAATATGCTCACACAAAAAACGAAGAAGAAATAAAAAATTTTTATATTAAAAATATAATCAATTCTAAAAATTATGATATAGAACTTCATCTAAAAGAAAAAAATCTTCTACAAAGAACTATTGAGTCTAATACAATAGCGATAACAGAATATGCATCTAGAAACAAGGTGCCACTTCCAAGCAACTGTTTTATTACAAAACCAAATATCGCTAGGTATGATATCAATGTTGATACTGGAGAGAAGAAAACAATGCAATTCCATACAGACTATGGGATTGGCGAATGGTATTGGCCAGGAGAAAAGTTTTTACTTACATGCACAACTTACCTTAATGATGATTATGAAGATGGAGAAATTGTCTTCTTGGTAAAAAATGATATTATTTTTTATAAACCAAAAGCTGGTGACATAATTGTTTTCCCATCCGGTTCTCCTATTTTTCCTGGAGGAGAACCATATTTCCATGCAGTTAATATGGTTAAGGGTTCAAGTAAGCTTCTTGTAAGAAACTATCTAAAGCACCGCGTTGGTCCAACTCAAAAATGGATTGATGGTGAACTTATTCATGGTAAAGAAAAATGGTATGAAATAGCTAGAAAAAGATCGGAAACACATAATACGGCTAGCATCTATTACGCCGATGATTTAAGTCAAGTATTTTTAAATGAAATTGATAAAAGTAGAAAAATTAGAAAACTTTGTTCAAGTTTACTGACAGATCTATATCAAATAGATCCTTCGTCTTATGATAGAAAAGAAGATCTCAATTATGACTGAGTTGACATAAGATATACGTATACTATTTAAGCATAAAACTAATATTTTAGGATCTGGAATATGCTATATAACGATATTATAACTTATAATGAAACAAATATAACATATACGGGAGTAGTTCAAATTAATGTTCCCGGAATTTCTAATCCTATTATTTTAAACAATATAACTTTTGTTATATTTTCAGCAGAAGATTTTTCAAATGCAACTACAATTGGATATGTTACTTTTGATTATGTTCCAAATGGAATTATCACCTTTGAAAACTTTAAAGATGAATATTATGGCGAAGTCTCAATAGAGACAGTTTAAGTATTCAAAATAAAGCCTAAAAACACTACTATTACTACATAGTTTTATTTTAATTTGGAGTCTATATGACCGTTGGCAATGTCCTAGTAAATGATACCGTAAGGATTAAAGTTAGATTTATTGACACAGATCCTGCAACTGGTGGTCAAATAGATGTTAGTCCATCGACAGTATCGGTTAAGATCTACGATTCTGATGACACAGAAATAGTCTCAACTTCTGCAACTTCTTTAACTTCTTCTCAGTTTTATTATGATTATACTCCAACTGAAGCTGGTCAATATAAGGTAACTTTTATTGGAACTTTAACTAATGGAAGTTTTATAACTGTTAATCAACAGCTTTATGTTAGTACTCCAACGGAGGAATTTAAACCAACAGTAACACTAAGGGCAGATGAAACAATTACTTTTGCTCCAGATATAGAACCATTGTATTTAGATCCAGAAGAACTCAGATCGATTTTTCCAGATGCGAGCCTGCTTGAAATAGGTGAACTAATATATCATTATTCATTAGAAGTAAAAGAAATGTATGCAATACAAGATGATAATACTAATCCAGAACTTCCTTTTACCGTTCTTGAATATATTAAAGCAGCTGCAGCTTGTGAATTAAGCAGAACTTATGGTTTTGGCGGAGATGATGAACTTAGTGTTAAACTTGCAGATTTAGAAATAAGAAATAGTTCTGCACCCAGAAGTGTCGCAACTAGATCAAATGCAACTACATGGTGTCAAATAGCATCTTCTTTAAGAAGAGAGATTCTCGCTAAGAAAGTTTCAATGCGTGGAGTTATTCCTAAGGGTCTTCCAACAAAGAAGATCTTTAGCTCCGGAAAGACAATAGATCCTAATACTGGTGGAGTTATTTATCTATCTGACAGAGAACTATATGGTCCTGGCAAAAGAGTGGTAGATGGAGAAGACCCCATGCCAGATAGAGGTCTAAGGCAGTATGATTGATGCAAAAAGAGTTTTTAAAAAGATTCTGAGCGATTGGGGTCATGATATCTTCTACCAAAGAAGATTGTCAGATGACTTCGTATATTCTGATACGTTAGAGAGAATTACAACAAGAAGCATGGTTGCAAAGACCTCCACAATGGCAACTAGACTACAAGAAGAGATGGAAGGTTACGTTGTCAATGCAGACATTATTTATTATTTCGAAGATTGGGTAAAACCAAAATCTGGAGATAGAATATATGAAGAAGGAGACGGTTCTCTAGAAGATGCTATGATCTATGTAATAGATAGCGCACATGGTGTTAGGGGTCGTCAAGGAAAAATCAACTATTGGATAGTTGGTGCAACAAAAGAAAGTCCAAGTTCTTAAATGCTAGTAATAAGTCCAAATACTCAAGTAGAGATTCCTATTATATTTAGATCAGGCGTAAATTACACTGATCCAACTGGAAATATTAAAATACTTTTTCGCAGAGGAATGGATGGAGTAGGTCCAACAATACTTGGACCTTATTCAGTGAGCCCAAATGAGTCAACAATATCAACTGGATATTTATTTCCAATAGGTTCAAGTGATCCTGTTCATACTTTGAAAAAAAATTCTGTAGGATCTTACACATTATCATTTAAAACTCCACAAAATCTTTTTGATGGATTTTATTCTGTAGAGATAACAGCAGAAGTTGCAGGAGTTCAAGATTTTAAAGAAATAAATATTCAATCAAAAAAAGGCTACGCTTCATATCAAGATGGATATGATATAGGTTCTAAATCAATAAAGATTGACAATAGAGCAAGATATGACAGTGTTTCTGATTCATCAACAATGAATGTTTTATTGATTGGTCATACAGACGCAATACAACCATATGGTATTGTTAAAGTGAAGTCAATGCAAGAAGGCATTAATATACTAAGAGGTGACTTTAATTCACCTCTCCTAAGAGGAATGTTCGATGCATACACTTCTGGAGCAAGAGATATATATTTGATGTCTGCAGGATATATGGCAGAGTATGTTCCTGATATCGATTCAAGAAATATATTAATATTTAAAGACAATTCAACAACTCCAAACACATATAGTTTCTATGACCTATATTACAACAGGCTAGTAGAATGTTATAGGCTATTAGAAGACTATGAGTTCATTGACATTATTGTTCCATTAGAAGCTTCTATAATAAATACTGGTTCAAATAATTTCGTAAAACAGTTAGCTATTCATTGCAATAAAATGCAAGAAGAAACTGGCGAAGTGCAAATTGGAATTATTGGCTCTAGAAGCAATGGAGTCAAACAAGAAGATATAGATGAACTGTATACAAAAGATTTTGACATAGATAGCTCAATTACTCCAGATGGTTATATTACAAAAGATGATGGAAGATATGTTATTTTACTCTATGGCGAAGCAGTTTTTAGTCACAAGCAACTTCAAAGAAGCTATACGTCAACTTTAGCAGCTGCAGTTGCAGGAATGTTGTCTTCAACTAGAATAGATATGGGACTAACAAAAACTAGGATACCTTCTGCATTATCATTGCACGGAATTGATATAAATGCCGCCCAAGTAAAAAGACTACAAGAAAAGAAGATCAATACAGCAGTTAGAGGGCAAAGATCAAGAAGAGCCGCTTTATACGATATATATCTAACTAGCGATTATACTCAATCTATTAGTCAAAACTATGAAGACTCTTCAAATGTTAGATTAGTTGCAACTATTATTAACGAAGTTCAGTCTTTGGGCAATTTAGCAATAGGTAAATTTGGTTATGAGAAAATTATAAGCTATGTTCAAGAATTCTTATCTGCATTAAAATCATCAGGAGCACTTGTTAATTATAGGATGGATTCTTACGCAGATCGAGAAGAAAGAGGAGTCTTATATTTTAATATATCAGTTACTTCCTCAAGAACTTTAAGAGAAATATCTTTTAATGTTGCGACAGGTAAGGGGATATAATGACCCAAAATACAATTGGATTCCCATCTGGAAATACCAATGATATAAGTTACGATAGAATTTTTGGTGAGCCACTTCAGGCTAGTGGAAATTTAACATACCTTGAATTTATAGCAGTAGTTAAAGCACTTTGGGAAAATGCATATCCAGATATTAAAATAGTTCCATCACAAGGTGGCAGGTATGCAGAATATCCTGTGATAGCATATGGGCTCGAACTTAGAAAAACTCACACAAGTGAGCCAAAGCCAAGAACAAGAACTACTCAAACAAATAAGAATGTTGTTGTTTTTGGACAAAGATTTCAAAATATTGTCAGTTTTACCGTAATGACAGAAGCTGACTCTGGAATAGCCCAGGGCACTGCTAAGAGATATTCTGGGTCAGAAGTTGCAGATAATATTGTAGAGATATTTGAGGACTTTATGCTTGAGCATACTCCTGTTTTTAAAAGATTAGGAGCTTCAGAATTCGTGTATTCTAGAAGGCTCTCTGATTCAGATGAAAATAGAGACAGTGCCGACATTTGTAAAAGAACTGTTACCTATATGTTAACAACTGAGAAGTTATTTGCACAGACAATCGATCAAATTGAGAAGATAGTCATAGACGTGAGAAGGTATATGGCTTATGAAAATTCTATATGGGAAGAAGCCTTATCTCCTGCTACTCCCAATTTCGCTGGGACTGAAGTTAATATAATAGACCTATATCAAAGTGCTACTCCAGACTGTTAATGTAGTTTGTTTTTACAAGTTCTCTGTTACTATATTTCCTGAAGTAAACATATTCTTATTTGCCGCAATCGGAGGTCTATAGTCCAATGGCTCTACCAGGTGTAAAAACAATTATAAAGGATCGCTTTTACAGCATTTCTAGACAAGACATTCCTGTCGGTCCAAAGATCTGTGTAATCGCTAAGAGAAATAATGCCGATAATACCGGCAACGTGAAGGATCTTGACGTAGTTCAAGCTACTAGCGAAAAAGATGTTATTGATGCATTTGGTCTAGATTCAGATGCACATAAAGCATACTTTGAATTGATTGCAGGTGGAGCTGAAAGAATTTTCATTGTTCCACTACCATCAAATACAGCGTGGAACTACTCATCTGGCACAGTAACATCAGGTGGCACAAGCGTTTTTGATGCCGCATTTGATGCAGCTGAGTCTTGTCAGCCAGACATTATTGTTCCTTGGGGTAGAGGCGCAAAGACAACTGACTTTGACTATGAACCAGGAGCAACACCAGGCTGGCCAGGCGATGTTTATGGCTTTGTTGCTGACAACTCAAGCTCAGCAAATAGCTTTGTTGCTAAGGTTGGTAAAAAAATTAAGGAAATTTCAGAGAATAGCTACCCATGCTTTGCGATCATGGGTGTCAAGCCTTATGTTGATGGTTCTTCAGAGATTATGACACCAAGTGAAGTAGCAACACATATTGGCTCAGGTGGTCTTGCAGGTCTTGTGTCAAGAACAGATGCAACTTTTGAAGCTGGTGGTGCAAATGACGGAGCAAATAAGTACGTTGTTGTTATTGCTTCAGAACTCAAGCCCGTTAACTACGACAGCACATGGGGATTTGCTAATGGTGCAACTACATTTGCTGCAGCTATTTCAAGAATGGCTTCGTTTACTTCTCCAATAAACAAGACAGCATACAACGTTGCATCAATCAGATACAACCCAACTAGAACTCAGCAACTCGCAATGTCAGAGAAGGGATCCAACTTTATTGCTCTTAACTTCAATAAGGTTCCTACATTTGTTGAAGGCCTCACAATGGCACAGCCAACTTCTGACTACACAAGAATTTCTACTTTTAGAATAATCTCAGAAGCAGCTACTTTGGTGAGACAAGTATGTCAGAAGTTTATTGGTGAAGCATCAACACTTCAGACACGTAACTCAATGGAGACAGCAATTACTTCTGCACTTAGAGGTATGCAACAAATGGGTGCCCTGCTCAGCAGTGACTTTAGCGTAAGCTACTTCCCTGCAGAAAACAAGGCGTTTGTTGACCTCGTATTAACACCAGCATTTGAACTCAAGACAATTGAAGTTCAAGTCGCACTAAGCATATAATAAATACCGTATTGGAGGGTATATAAATGGCTGATGATTATTATGATGGCCCGGTTAATAAGTATCTTAATACTTACACAACCTTTTCGGGCGCAGATATAGTTGCTACCTTTGGTGGCGTTGAAATTGGTGCACTTTCTGGCATTACCTTCTCGGTAACCAGAGAAAAAGCCCCAATCTACACAATGGGTTCACCAAACCCACGTTCTTTCTCAAGAGGCAAGAGAGGTATCGCAGGATCATTAATCTTTACAGTTTTTGATAGACCAGCCCTCTATCAAATGCTTGAGACTAACTACACCAATAGCAATCCACAGAACTTTTTCACAAGAGTAAGCAATACTCTTCCTGGTGATGCGAATCATAAGAGAGGCATTGCAGAGTTTGATAAGCAAGAGCTTGATATCGTTTCTCAGGTTCCTTTCTACGCAGACCAGATTCCGCCATTTGATATTACAATCACCTTTGCTAACGAGTATGGCCAGGGTGCGGTAAGATCAATCTATGGAGTTGAGCTTCTTAATGAAGGTTCAGGAGCTTCAATGGATGACATTGTTATCGAAGAGACAATGACCTACGTTGCTCGTGAAATTGGCCCAATGTATAAGATATCAAACGCTCAGTTGACTGGTGGTATTTTTGGTGGAGATAATCCACTTAAGAAGATCATCAACGAGAGCACTCCTACTACAGCCGGTCTAAACAAAAACGGCACTAAGATAATTAGACCATAAAATCTAAATATTATATTTAAATAATGTGGGGGCTGGATTTTTTCTAGTCCCCACATTTATTTTATAAAGGATAATGATGTTTAACAAAAATAATTCTTGGAATTATGATGAAGGTTCTTTTTCAAAATATAGAATAGATCATAATCTTCCAGATCCTTTTTCAAACATGTCATTTGCTGGCGTCGATATCTCCGCAGCAATGGTAATACCAGCAATCAACAGAGATACTGGAACAATAGAGGGAACAGATGTTCTTAATCTTGGCGAACTACAAACAATATCATATTCAGTCCACAGAGAAAATGCACCAGTAAGAACAATTGGCCACGTAAATCCAAGGGGCTTTATAAAGGGTGGAAGAACAATAGGTGGGTCTTTAATCTTCACAGTCTTTAACGAGTATGCTTTTTATAGGATTAGAGAATTCAGACAAATGATGTCTGAAACAGGTCTATTTTTTGCTCCACTTGCAGATATGTTACCGCCATTTGATATCGTTCTTAGCTTTTTTAATGAGTATGGCCTCGGTGCAAAAATGAAAATTTATGGCGTTACTATAGTAGATGAAGGTCAGACAATGTCTGTTGATGACTTAATTACTGAGCAGACATATGTATATATGGCAAGAGGAATTCAGCCATTAGTAAGCATGGAAACAGATCCACTACTTTTGCCTAATGATGAAAGAGCAATGTATCTTCAAAGGCAGAAGAATTTCTACTCTGAAAAAACACTCAAGTCTTATACTGAATTAATTGATAGAATAGTTCCACCACAACCTAAAGCTCCAAGAAACGTTAGGTAGTAATAAATGGCATCAGATTTTGATTATAAAGATGTTGTTGGAAATAGATCTTATAGACCGTTTACAACTTATTTGCCAGCAGATCTTCAAGAAAGACTTTATGGTCGTGGAGGATCACTTCCATCTACAACAATCAGAACAGGCAAGTCATTTGATCCACTGAATGAAAAAGTCGATGCACAGTGGGCTGGCAAAACATCTGATGGGGAAAAATTTAATACCTATTATGATTATTATTTTACTGGCGAAGACATTAGAGTTTATATAGATGGTTTATTTGATCCAGAATATGAATTGGATTTAGCCGGAGTTGCATTTTCAATTAGCCAAGAAAAGCAACCACTGTATGGTTTTTGGTCCTATACGTATGATGTCATTATGAGTGGAGTAAGAATCATTAATGGCCAGTTCTCGATGTATTCTAGGTATCCAGGAAGAATGCGTGAGCTACTATCTGTTGCCGCTGAACAAAGAATTTTGTTTAACAATGGAGATAAGAATGCCAGAATACAATCTTACTTATCGGGCAGAGATGAACAGTCTATTGAAGATGAAAAAAACATAAGAAGATACTGGAATAGATCTAATTTAGATAGACTAGCCGCAGATTCAGATGGCTCGGATCAAAGAAACATTTTTAGTGCGCACCCACCATTTAATTTAATTATTAAATACGGAACTCAAGAAGGATCAGTTTCAACAATAGCTAGAAATAAGGGAACTAATTCAGAAGATGATTTTGATACTCTAGATAGATTGATGGCAACAGATTTTAACGAGAGACTTGTAAAGCCAGGAAAAGTAGCTGTTGAAATGGACATAGTTATACAAGATGTAAATCTGTCATCGATGAATCTAAGTGTCACTCCTGGTGGAGTTGCAGTTGTTGAAAACTACTCTTTTATAGCAAGAGATATGTATGTTTCTAATGGAAATATAAGATCTACAGATAAGTCAATACTTTCTGATGTTGAATCGGAAGGAACAAAACAAACAGATTCAAACAAGGTACAGCCACCATTAACACCTAATGAGCTAAGATTACTAAATGAAAGAACTAAATAATTTGTATTTTAAAATTTGTTCATGTTATAATATGTCAAAGTGTATTTATTTAAATAGGAGAAATAATGACTGAAGGAAGAAAAGTAGTTGTAAAACAGTCACCTGAATTGGCACAAGAGGTTGGTTCGGATGAAGCATATATAGTCCAAGAAAAAAATATTTCTGAGATTGAAGAAGAAGAAATAGAGATTGCACAAGAACCAAGTACGGTTGAAGATCTTGATGATGAAGAGTTGATTTGGCCAAATGGACCAACTGCACGAATGATTAAAGACTGGAAGAGTGAGCATGGAGACGTTTACGTTACTTCAATCACTTATGATAAGCACATAGCATGGAGAACTCTTACGAGATTAGAATATAAGAATCTTGTAAGAAAGATGGAACAGTTAATTGAAGCTGGTCAGTTATCTTCAGCGGAAGCCAATCTTTGGAATGAAGAAGCAATTTCTGAGATTTGTGTTCTTTATCCCGCTTATGACAAGCAGAGTATTGTTGGAGAGTTGGCAGGACTTCCTTCGCTTATAGCTCAAGAAGTTCTAGAAGCTTCTGGCTTCGTTGCCCTTGAGGTTCGTCAGTTATAGTTAATGTTAGACTCAGAAAAGTTATACGAACTAAAAAAAAATTATGGATCTTTATTTGTAACACAGATAAAAGGTCAAGATATTGTATTTAGAGAGTTAACTTTTTCTGAGTTTGACAAGATTTGTGAATATCAAAACTCTAGTGACTACACTAATGTAGATATAGAAGATTTAATAATAAAAAATGTAGTTGTTTTTCCAGAACAGTTTAACTGCGATAAATATCCTGCTGGATTAATATCTTCTCTTGCCGATGAGATATTGGAAGAGTCTGGCTTTTCTTCTATTAAAAAAGCTAAAAATGTTTTAGAAGAAAAAAGGTTAAAAGCTTCAGAGGTGAGAAGCTTAATGAAAGCCTTTGTTTTGGCTACTATTGCTACATATAGTCCTGATGATTTAGACAATATGACATATACAATGTTGGCAGAAAATGTTGCTTTGGCAGAAAAAATCATAGAAATTAAACAAAGCATACTTGGAATTGAATCAACGAATGTAAGCTTGCAGTTGATTGATCCAGAAGAAGAAACAAAAAAGCAAAAAGATTTTGCCAATAGATATAATCAGTCCAAGAAGCCAGGCGAAGCAGTATACGAAGATCCTGTTGCTCAGAAGCTTTGGGGCCTAAAATAAGGGGGGAATAAAAAATGATCAGAGATCGTGGCCCCATTAGTTCTTTAGGCTTTGGTGTAACATCCAGAGATATTCCCATCAGAGAGGGCGAGACAGAAGGTCCAAGTCCTAACTCAGGCATTTTAAGTAAAGCGCTTAACGGTCATCCCGTTATGCGCTTTTTTGCTGCCAGTACAGCAACAATGGCAGGATCTGTAGTTGCATCAAAAATTATAAAAAGTGGTGGAATAAAACTAGCAAAGTTTATTCAGTCAACAGCTGATTCGGGTGGAAAATTTGCTGGATCCGCGACAAGATTTGTCGAGAGTGCCGGAAAGATAAAGAAAGCTCTTGACGAACTTGAAGGTGTAACGAGGCAAATAGATGGTGTAGATCCATCTGACGTATATTCAAAATTAATTTTTCAAATAGATGGACGCACTGCTAAACAAAATCTTACTCGTCTTCAGGGTGGTCTTTTTCAGTTAGAGGGAAATCAGTTTTTAACTAGTGGAGAAATTAGGCAGGCTTCAGCTGGAGTAACTAGAGAGCCAGCAGCAGTATGGTCTTTCAAAGATGATATGCAACAAGCTTTAGTTAAAAGAGCTAGAAATCTAGCTTTTGAGCTTCCAGCAATGTATGTCACACAAAGGGCTGTTGTAGATCCATTCTTTGGTACAGAGCAAGATAGAAGAAGGGTTAAATGGTATAACCCAGTAGATGTTATAGCAGACTTTTCTAAGCAGTCTGCCATTAATATGGCAACAATGCTTACGCCATTTGATTTGGGTGGGGCAGCAATTTCTCGAATCAAGTTCTTAGCTGCAGCTCCAACAGCTAAGAATCCAAACTTAAGATTAACAGCTAGACAAACAAAATTCTCTAATGCAATTCTAGATGTGAAAACAATCCTTTCTGCTTTTGGTCAAGATGTAGAAAAAGTTGTTGGTTCGCTAACAAGAAATACAACAGCTATGACTGCAGCTTTTGCTACTGCAGTAAAAGAAGGAGGAGCTGCAGAAGGCAACGTTGTCTTTGCAATGAGACAGGCTAGAAGAGGTTCTCGTGAAGCAGGTGCAGCAGCAGGTGCTGGAGGTCAAGCTGGAAAGTTAAGAAAAGCAGCAGCTTCAGTAAAAGCTTATCTATTTGGCTATGAGATTCAAAATGTTGGGCATATAGATCATGGAACAAGACTCCAGGGTTTTGCCGATGCTGTTCCATCTCTAAAGGGTATTACTCTTGGTGTAGCAGAATTTAGAACAAGATTTAAAGCAGCTAGAACAGCGTATGATGTTGTCAATGGCGCCATATCTTATGATCAAGGATTAGCCGCTGTTAGTGGAATTAGATCAGCAAATCCTCAAGAGCTTCTTGCTTCTAGCATTAAGCAAGTGAGATCACTGCACAGCAGTATATTCTCTGATTACTCTAACTCTATTCTTAGGTTTATGGGTCCTTCTGCAATTGCTGGACAAGGTCTTAGTCAAGGAAAATTCGCAAAAGAGATAGAAACTGAAGAGTATAAAAAAGCTCTATACAGACATCTTGTTTCTAATGGTGTCAATGAAGGAACAGCAGACGTATTTATTAAAAAAGTTGGTTTAGTCAGTATCCCTAGATCATACGGTTCTGCAGAAAATATAAGCCAAAGAATGCAATTTGGCGCAACTAAAATTATTGACAAAAATAATACACAAGATTTTTTCAAACAAGTTATTAGTAGAGATAATGAACTAGAAAAAATAGCAGATGCAACATTTACTCCTGAAGCATTTGAATCTGCTGTTATTTTAACAGATGTTCTTTTTGCTAATAAACAATTTCAACAAAATTTAAAAGCCAAAATAAATAGAGCATGGAGCGCATTCTATGATGATGTAGCTATTCCTACTGGTAGGAAAATGGTCAGAGCTCAAAAAGCTTTGTATAAAGATTTTGAAGGCGATATATCACAAGACAAAGCAGATTATCTAGCAAGGTCTGCAGCAGATGAACTTGGAATAAATCTATTAGACGAAAATGGACAAAGAGTATCTAGGGCTGTTATTGGTGATAGTTTAGCTAGGCGTGGAATAGATATATCAAATATTGGTCAATTAAGAGCATTCCTGATGCAGCAGAAGAGAATGACCTCTTCTACATCAAAAGAAGGTTATAACTTATTTGGATTAAAGCCTTTATTAATTGATGAAGCTTTTGATATGGGAATGTTTGGTTATCTCGATGATAATCAAACAAATGTTATCGAAGGATTAGCAAGCGAAATAGCAAGAACTGATCCTATTTCTTCTAGTATAGGTTATTCAGAACTTAAGGGTGTTTACAGAACTCAGTCTGGGAATATAATAGATACAACCAGGCTAAGGTCAGCAGCTTTTGGTGCAATGAATTTCGTTAGAGATCAGCTGCAAATACCAATTATCAAATTTAATCCTTTGGATATGATTGGTTATGGTGGACCGCAAGGAATAGATCATAGAAACATATTTTCTATGGTTCCATCTCTTTCCTTTCAGCCATTTGGTCAGATAGCATCAGAAGGTGCCAGTGCACTCGTATTTGCGCAGGAAAGAAGAAGATTTTTTGGCCCAACTGGATCAATATATTCTATCAGTGGAACTTCAGATTCATTAGCTAAAAAAGTATCAAAACTAACTGGAACTTTTAGACAGTTCGCTACAAATGAAAACGATATGTTTTCAAGAACAGCAAGAATTGTTGCTGGTAGACAAATAAACCAGAATCTTCCACAAGCAGGTCAGCAAGAACAATCTGGTTTATCTATTTTAGAAAAAATTCAAAGAAGATTTGATGTAGCAGAAGAACAGCCCAACTCACTTTTAAGATACTTTGGTAGATTCAGGCAAAGACGACAAGACTTATATAATCCAGTTGTCTTTGGAAAGCTATTAAGAAATGAAGTCGTAGAAACTAAAAGAGGATCCACTCTCTCATTGACAAGTGAAGCAGATAATCTACTGAAGGTTGTTGATGAGTCTGGAGATCAAGTATATGGCCATCAAGAAGTGCTCAGAGCCTATGAATCTTTCAGAAGAAGAATACAATCATATGGTACTCCTGTTCCAGTCATTAGAGGAGCAGAACAAAAGTATAGTTCTGAAAATTTCTTAAGAAATATACTTAGTGGTTCGGATGAGGGAATCAACTTGAGTCAAGTTAGGTCTCAAGCTGAAATGAGAGAATTTGCTGTAAAAGAAATAGAGAAAGCACAAGCAACTTCTGCTGCAGTTTCTTCTCAATCGGTTGATACACGTTCTCTAACAGCATCAATGGGAGTCGTCAGATCTAAGTTAGAGGAATTTGATTTAGATGAAATGTCACCAAGAGTTGCAACTTCTCCGACTATTACAACAAAAGTTGATGAATTAAGAGAAGCTATATTTCAATTAGCCCTACAAAGAAGAGCATTTGCTGCTGCACAAAATACTGGAAATGTAGACATTGGTCAATTTGTAATTGACATAGAACAGATAATATTAGAGCTATTATCAAGAGACATAATAAGCAAAAATCAAGCTACCGAAGCAAGAGCAGCTGGTCTTTCATCTGTATTAAACTTTGTGGCATTTAGGGGATATAAAAAATCAGCAACTGAATCAGAGAACTTAACGCAAGCATTAAAAAGCTTGATGTCAATAAGAGATTCAGGTTCTCAAAGTTTTGCAACATTGCTTGATCCATTTATTAGTCAAAATATAGTAAACGTTGGAACCGGTGGAATTGGAAATGACGTAATTAGTATATTTAGGCCATTTGTTTCAAGAACATTTAAGCCATCAGAATATAGACTAAAAGAGACAGCAGTAAATGAACTAGGTAATCAAGGCACAGTTTTTGTTCCAACATTTGGAACTGTTGTTTCTTCTGTTGGTTTTGGTAGAGCAGCAAAGAGCGCACTAGGATTTTCAACATATTCAGACGCAGAGGCATTCAGTGCCGCGTCTGTGCCAGTTTCTCATGGTGTTCAAAGATTAAATAAATACTTTGAGACATTTGGATTAGGACTTGATGAATCAAAGTATTCTGGCCCTATGTCTCTTTATGCGGGTGGAATGGTTGCCAAAAGAGCAGTTCCATTAGTTCTTGGAGGAACGGCACTTTTAACTGCAGATAGGACAATAGGCGGACTTGCAAATGAAAGAGATAGAAGAGGAGAAAGGGTTTACTCTCCTTATTTTACTAGCAAGCTAGCAAGATCTGCAGTAGAAGCACAGTCAGTATTGTCTGGAATTACTCCAGGTGGCATGTCCTATGAGGAAAAAAAGGAACAACTCTTAGAAGGTGAAGTTCCAATCAGACAAGGTAGATACTGGCCACTTGGTGTTACACCATTTAAGGGTGGAAAGGTCATGTATTATAGGCCTTCTTATTATAAGAGGCTTCAAGCTGGCGCAAACTACACAAGCGAATCGTTTGGTAGTCCACTAGAAAGATTTGCTTTTGGATATGACTTTTCTCCCTTAAGGCCGTTTGATCCTTATAGGTTTGAAGAAAAACAATATTATGATAGACCATATCCAACAACTGGCGAATATTTTACTGGACCATGGGGTCCGGTTACTTCAGTTCTTAATGCAACTTTTGGTAAACTTCTTAAGCCACAAAGGCTTATGCATCAGCAAGAAACAATCAGTGCTTTAGGTCAATATGTTTCTGCTGGTCAAAGCGGTGCATATAATCCTCAGGGTTTGATTTCAAGTGGTAGAGTTCAAAGAATATCTGGTCCAGCTATGGGCCAGGGGGGATCTGCACTGGTATCAAGCACTGGTGGAGGTTATGGTCCAGTAGCAAATCAAATATCTCAAGCTAACTCCAGACTTTCATACATGGGCGGAATGCCCCTGCAAACTGCAAGTAGAATTTCTAATTCATCAATTGCAAATATTAATAACATATATGTTCAAGCAGCACAGTTTGGTCCACCACCAGTGCCAGGTAATGTTCCTCCAGGAATTGTAGCAGCTGGTCAACCAGTTGAGTCTAACAGATTTGGAATGGTATCTGGAGAAATTGGTTATAGACTGCAGGAGACAGCTGGTATATATGGATTTGCTTTTGCTTCTCTAAGAGAAAAATTTGGATTTGGACAAGGAGATTTGCAACCTCAGAGGTCAATGCTGCAGTCTGCATCTAAAGCCTATGGATCAACACGAGCATTCTGGGATCTTAATCTAGGTGGTTTGGGAGACATACCAATTAAGCCTGAAGGTGCACTTGGTAATGTTGAAATATCAGAAATAGTTAGAAGATTTGTTCCTAAAGAAAGAACAGATATTAACTATATAAACCCAATTCAAAATACAATGGGAATAAAGTACCCATTTTTACCAGGTGCCGACTATTTTATGAATTTCCAACAGGGTGATCCATTTACTAGGGTGCAAGAAGGAGAGCTTAGGCTTCCAGGTATTGGGTATGAAAGACTTAATCCTGATATGTCTGGATATAATGATCCAATTACTCAACTAGATATATTGGGCGATATTGCACCTTATTCAAAGCAGTTTAGAAAACTCAATACTCAAATTACAATGGCATCTATTGATCCGGGTCAAAGAGAGAAGCTGCAAGAAATCAGAGCCAGAGTTGACGAGGCAACAACAAAATATACTTTTAGTGAATATAAGTATAAATATTCAAGTCCAGAAGAATTAAATTTATCTATATCAGCACTCACTCTTGGTAGAGTTGGTGAATATATAGCTCACAGAGATACTTTTATAAATACAAAACTCCTTTCTGATAGAACTGCACAAGAAGATTGGGAAAGAAGAAATGTATATGGAGCAACATTCCCAGAGTGGCAAAACCCAATAGATAGCTTTATCAAACCAATGTTATATAAAAGTCAAGGAAGAAATCCTTTAACTAGCGGTTTGGTTATGTCAGGAGTAATGTCTCAGTTTGGTCGTTCTCCCAAAGCAAAAACTGGAAGTTCTTTAATAGGTTTTACTACTGGAGCTGGTTATTCTTTGTATTCGAAAACAAAACAAGCAATTACTGGCGAACGCTTTATGCCACAAGAAAGAAAAAAACAACTTGCTCTTGAAGAGTATATTGATATATTAAGTTACGTAAAAAACACTAGGCTTTCAAACGAGGCAAAAACTCAAGGTGATATGGCCGCAGCAGCTCAATTTAGCCAGGCTGCTAAAAGAACGATGTATGGAGCAGATTTAGAAAACTCTTCTGTACAAACTTTATCTTTGGCAATTCCAAAAAGAAAACGTGAACATTTTAAAGCAATGATTAATGCTCCACTTCAAGAAAGAGAAAGGATTCTTTCTACTGCTCCAAGACTTGAAAGAAGAATATATGAAGCAGCTTGGGGAATGAAAGTAGAGTCTAGACCAGATCTTGTAGAATACTTCTCTAGACATGAACTTCCAGACCTTGGATGGGAAGGCTGGCATCCAAATACAAATATGGATCATGTTAAAATAAAAATGGGAGAATCTATGGGAATTAATATGTCCCAAATGGGTTACTATCCTCAACAGGTGCGTGAAGCAGAACTGGTCAATCCAAGCTATCCTGAATTTAAAAAAGAACAAGATTCAGAAAACGTTGCTGCTCAAATAAGAATGATGATGTCCAGAAATGGAATTAGTGGAAATGTTGTTCCAGTGTTAAATGGTTTTGGATCTTCTGGTATAGATATATATTCTGGTGTTAGATAATTATGACTAATATAAATCCTAAATTAGAGACTGCAAGAAGAGCATTAACTTCTATTCCAAAATATAGATTTGCAATTGATGTTGTTGAGTCAGATGGAAAAATTGAATATGTTAATAAAGTAACTGGTCAATCTTTTGATGAAATATCAGATGCATTTGATTCTGTCAACGTATTAGGTTTAATAGATTTTAGAATATTTTCTTCTGCTACGTCAGAAGGTCCTTTTAATAATTTTTCTGTAACTCGAGGTGCAAATCAATTAGCAAGTGAAGTAAAAGTTGTTAACGACTTTTTAAGAGAAGCTGCATCTAATCCAGTAAAAATGCAACAGCTAACAGATGTTGGTTTAGGCCATTTAGCTGGAACTTCAATAGGAGCTAAATTTTATAAGTCAAACACTCAGAATAATCAAAAAGGAGTTATTCAAGCTTTAGATCAAACAATTGACGAAAGTAGGAGAACAACCGTATCAATAACCGATGAAGGTTATTCAATATTGGAATATTTTTCCGAAAGTGGTCTACAGTTAACTGGAGAACAATCAAAACTTCTCAAATCAGTTGTTGGAGCTTCTCCAATAAGAAAAGAATATTTATCAAAATTATTTAAAAAAGTAGCACAAAAAGATGGTTCTAAAAATTGGGCAGACGTTGCAAAGATTGCAAAGAGAATGCAAAGCTATATATCTCCAAGAGACTTTTCAATTGGCGAAACTTTTATATCACAATTCTTAGATCAGTCAAAAATTACTTATGCTTTTGGAGGTGATTTATACAGCTTGACCTCTAGTATGTCGGAAGCTGATAGGGCAGTTGATACTCTTGATGCTTTTGGAATACCTTCTATCAGGCATAATATCTTATTCCAAGATAGAATGCTTGTAATAGATAGAGTAGCATCTAAACTTGAAGCAGCATTTAGTGGCAACGTGAGATCTTTGGAACAATCCGAACGACAATATCTAAACGTTGGTTCAGGAGATGGACTAACGCGGAAGAATTCAAAATTATCAAGATGAGATGAGACAGTTGTATCGCTTTACTGATCAAGAAATAGATATTCTTGGACAGTATTGGCAGCAATCAAAATCTGCAGCACGAGCGGGAGATATGCGACCAGGAGAGACTCTAGCAACAGCTACAAGAAGAATCTTTGGAGATACAATTAATTCAAAGAGAATTAACAACGTTCCGGGAACAGCAACCATAGCAGGGACAACGTCTGCTGGCACTGGTCATATGTTTAGAGGCATTGATAAAAAAATAGAAGCTATGACCACTGGATTAGAAAAAAGTAATGACGGACAATTCATTGTGACAACGCAACTACTTTACGACATAAAGTCTCACTATGAATCTGAAATAGATAAGTTAAAAAATGCAGGACGATTAAGCGAAGATGTCATGGAGCAGATTATAGCCTTGCAAAAAGACGTAGACGGCATAGGTAGGGTTCTTGCAAAAGTCCAAGGAAATGATGATGTAATTACTAGAATTAATTTAGGTGCTGGTCAATTCAAGGGTGAAGCAATGGTTATGGGCTCCAAAAAAGCTGAAAAAATATTTGGACTTAAAGATGGATTAATACCTTATGTAATAGCAGATTCATCAGCAGTAAAGACAGAAGTTGGTACTGATGCAGTAAGAAATTTATTGATGAATATTGGAAGTGGTGGAGATCAAGTATTTACCGATCCACTAATGTTCTTGAGTCACAGTGAATATTTTATGCAGCCAAACATGATTCGAATTTTGCGACAAAATGCTTTAGAAGGCATTGGTAAAACCAATGAATTTATGGGTGCTGCTACCAGAGATGCAGCAATCGAAGCGATACCAAAAGCTGTCATTGAGCAGATACGTACAGAAGCTTTATCGATTCCTGGCGGCATGGAAGATATTGATAGAATACCATTTCGTCATCAATATTCACATCTAAAAAGAATAAATGAAGCTCAAGACATTCAAAGACTTTTAGCTTCAGGTGTAGATCCAAGAAAAATACCCCAACTAGTAAGAAGAATAACTGACTATTACAACGCTCAAGTTGTTAGATTGAAAGACGGAAGAGCAGAGGTTATTATGCCAACAGCAAATAGGTATAACCTTAGAACATTTGACGTTAGATTAGATAAAGCTTTGGGCTTTGAAGATTTCCAAAAAGAAGTTGCTAGAATACCTGTAGATCTAGCAAGGTACGGTTCACCGAGTGGTTTCGTACAACAACCTGGCTACGGTAAACTAACAGGGTTAACGACGCCAGTAAGTAATCCATCAGAAATTCCCTTATTAGGATTTAGAATCAAGGGCAAGGCAATGATGTTGGCTGGTGAGGCAGCTTATCTATATCAGCACTCTCTTGGTGGATTCGACTTGGACGACAAAGGCGTTCCTTTGATGTCAACATTTACTGATTCATCAGGCAAAAAAAGACTAGCATTTATGACGTTAAGACAGCCAACAGCATTTCAAGAGTCAATTGCTATGTCAGCAGACTTAAGACATCATGGAACATTAAAAGCTGCTCTTGGTAAAGATAAAAAGTTTTTATCTATTTTAAATGATCCTCAAGCTTTGCGTGAAATAGGAATATCTAGTGACTCACCCATAATCAATGGAATAAAAAGAGCTATAGGCTCAAGAAAACAAGATGAACTTATTCTTCCTAATACACCTTTAAAAGATATTGAAGCAGTAATTATAAAAATCAAAGAAAAAGCCTACGGTTCTTTGCTTCCAGAATTAACTCCAAGGCAAATGGTTAAAATGGCAATGATTCAAAGTCCATCAATGCTGGGACTTGATGCAATAACTTCTTCAGGAAAGCCATTTGCTCAAATGGCAACAGAGTTAGGAATCGATCCTAACAGTGTTGCCCCTGGATATCAATCTGATCTTGTTTATCAGGTTCTTAAAGCAGAAGGAGAAAATGAAAGAACTGCTCAATTAATATCATCCCTTGAACGAAAGCTTGGTTTTGAAATTTCTGGATCAACAGATGAAGAAAAAATGGAAGTTGTTTCACAACTTGTTCTTGGTAAGAATGCACCAGGATATTTCCGTGGCATAGAACATATTATAGCAGCAGAGTCTGAAAAGTTTTTAGAGTTAATTCAAAAACAAGCAGCTAATGTAGGAATTGAAGATACAATTGGCGTATTTATTAATAGACAATCAATGGCTACCTACACAGTGGATGCAGCAGCGTCTATTATTGGGGGTGGAGATAGAGCACTTTATGAAGCATTTCAAAAATCGTCTGCATTCCTTACTGTTTCTGCTTCAAACGCCGTCGACATAGCAAAATCTGTTGGTCTACAATTAAAAGTTGATCATTTTTCTAGAGCAGCACAAGCAATTAGAATAGAGCAGGGTATATCAGACGAAGTAGCAGAAAAAGTATGGCAGGCATATGTTGACTCAATGTCTGAGGAAGAAAGAATTGCCTTAGCTGGTGGTCAAGGAGCTTCGCTTAGATTGTCACCTGTTGGAGAAAATATGTTAAGGTCACAAGCTGGTATATCTTTTGCAAGAGGAAAACAAGTTTTAGATCAAGTTCTTTCTACAGGTTCAATCGATGAGGATCAACTTTTCGGTCTTGAAAGAAGTCTCTTTGAAAGAGCCACTGGCTATGCAAGGGTTGGAAACGAACAAGAAATAGAAAAAATTAGAGTACACATTCTAAGAGGCTTTAATGAATTTTTGGAATATGTTGAAGCAAATAAGCAAAGACTAAATCTAAGTAATCAAGCAGAAAATCAAGTAAAAGAGTATTTGAGGCAGCAAATTGAAATTCTCGAATCTGGAGAAAAAGGACTTGTAATCAGAGATGGTAAAATAACAGGCGGTGCTCTTTATAGTTTTTTTATGAGACAGGGTACAGAGGCCTATGAAAAATATGCAAAGCATGATCAAGTAGTTCAAATGATGAAAGAAATACAAGCGACTGCAGATCTAACAAAGTCTTCTTCTCTTAGAAAAGCAAGACAAGAAGCTCTTAATATGACAGCTACAGCTGATCCAGAGTATACAGGAAAAGTTAAAGCAGTAATTGATAAATATGATAAAAATATAAAAGAAATATCAAAAATAGAAAAAATGCTTAATAATACTTCTGATGTACAGATATATCAATTAAGAAAATTAAGGATTGAACTTAATACCAAAATAGGAGAAGCAATTCTTGGTATACAGCAAAGTCAAGCAGCTACAGCAACTGGTAAAAGCGTTCTTGATATAGTTGATACATTTGATGCTCTACTAGAACAAAAAGATGTAACCGTTGCAGCTATATTAAAATCAGAAATGATAACTGAAGATAATCCAGATGTTGCGATGGTTATAAAATTATTTAATCAGTCTAGAATCAGAAGACTTGCAGTTCTGCAAAGGAGATCTACAGATCTAGACGCTATGTCAAGAATGTCAAATGCATTTGATATTGTTGAGGACTTAAGACAGCGAATTACTGGATCGAGACTTACTTCCGTAACTGATATTACTGAAATGTCAGCAGACCAAGCTAAAGAATATATTTCTGAACTTAGGTCTTTAACAGGAAAAGGAAAAGGCGAAGATGCAGTTATCATAAATCAACTCCGTTCAAGTGGTTTAATTCCAGATTTAACAGATCAACAGGAAGAAGCAATCAACTTAGTAAAAGAATTAGCAGGAAGAACTAGAAAAAATTCTGCAACAGACTTTTTGGATGGTTCACCAGAAGTAATTAATGCGTACAATTTTTATACTTCTTCTAGAAGTGTTCAGCAAGCAGAGCAGCAAGCTTTAGATTTATTTCAGTCAAGCAACGTTCAGATAGATAACTCTATGAGAACTATATTAAGCAATGTTGTTAATTCAAGTCCTGTTTCTGTGGTAAGAACAAGTTATAAAAGATTTAAAGATTCTTTTAAAACAGGTGCACTTGGCGATGCTTTTAGAGACAAAGGCGTAAAGACTGCGGTTGTAGCTGCTGCAGCATTAGCAGCATTTGGTTTTATATATTCTGCAAAGAAAGAGAGAGGGCAACAAGAAATGACAGGCCCTCCAATGCTTCCAGGAGGAAGCGCATATGAAACGGACTATCCAAAGATGGAAATGTCTTCAAATCCATATTCTTATTCAAATCAATCTTCTGTAGGAATGCAGTATAAAGTATATCTAAATGGATCTACAGATCAAGCAGAAAATCTATCTTCAATGCTAGGCGGTGTGGTAGATGGTCCAATTAACAGTACTATGTATAACAGTCTTCCAAACCTCGGGCAAGATCGCTATGCCGAGGTAGCCTCTAGATTTTAGGTTTAAATTATGATTTATCGGATTTGATCAACAAAATAAAAGCTTGTCCGATGCTGCTGGTAAAAGACCGGATAATAGCAGAAGAGCTGTTACTGACAATAAATATGCAGCTCAAATAGCGTCTAATAATAAAAAATCAGATTCTCAAAATGTAGCAAATCAAACAAATGTAGACCATGCCCCTAGAAATAGTACCAAGCAGAGAGTTTCTGACCCAGTAAGAGGTTCTTTTGAGGGGCTTCAAAATGGTTCATCAACCATGATTCAGATGGAAGGAACTGGCTACGCATCTAAAGATGCTCAGAAGGCAAGATACTCAAAAAAGCAGATAGCTCAAATTTCTCAGGCTCAAAATGGTTTATCAAGTTTGTCATCTTTTAAACAAAATGGTATAATAAATAATTATAGTTCTATAGCTGCATCTAATACATCAGCTTTCAAACTTAATGATATGTTACAAACAAATAAGTTTTTTTAATAATTTTATGGAGATGATTTAATGACTGATCCCAGAACAACAGAAACATATTCTGAATCAGACCTTCAACCATTTAGTAAGTTGATAGAGATATCTAAAAAAAGGGGATCTTGGAGTAAAATAGCAAGCGGAATATCTAGTGGGCTAAATGCTGCAGTCAACTATGTTTCAGATGTTACAAGTGGAGGACCAAATAATCTCAATTGGACATGGGGAAGAGATAAAAGTGGCGATGATGTAAGAGACCAAGGGAGTAATGATCTACTTCAATGGAATTCCTATGGAATAAATCTCACTGAAGATCAAGCAGAAAAGTTAATTGAAAAAATAAAAAATTCAGGTTTAATTGAGTTGTCAGAAATGATTGGTCGGAATACAAGAGTTTTCTAGACAAAGATTTTCTTCAGAAACTTCATTAAGATCATCTGCAGCCGACTACACAAAGCCAGAACGTGATGTATTCTGGATGGACAAATTAATAGAAGTAAAAAATTATTTTGTTAGAGACCCTTTAGCATTAGCAACAATTTATAAGTTTTTTCCAAGAATTTTTAATTTATTTGTAACTGCAATTGCTGCTACTGCGGATTATGGATATTCAGAAGAGGACGCACTTAATAATCAAAGACAGATTATTGAGCAGATGTTTAAATCTTTTGGAGTAGACCAAGATGGCAAGGCAGTATTCAAGCCAGTCTGGGCAGTAGATAACTTTATTACTGCTATGAAGATAGAAGACGCTATCAAAAAGATAGGTTGGCCTTCTGGTGTTGCACCTAAGACTCCTGACGCATTTCATCTTAGATTAGGTGCATCTAATTTTTATGTTCCACCACTCTCAATATCTGTTAATACAGGATTCAAAACTGGAAGTCTTACAGGTGGAGCAATTAGACAAAAATCATCACCAAAGTTCAATGCTGGGTATAAAGAAACAACCATAGTTTTAAAACTATTCTTTCCAAACTATGAAGAGATCTGGGGCATTACCGCAAAAGATGCTGCACAAATGAATTTGGGATCGAAGTTTAACGTCGATATTAAGACAGATTTTCTTGATCCAAATCAACAAGAAAAAATAGATAAATTTCTTTCTTCACTCAGGGGATTAATAGCTTCATTCAAGTATGCTCCAATTCTGCCAATTAGAAATCACTATCTTAATTCTGTATTTAATATTACTGGTGTTGCTCTTTCTTCAATGTCAGTTTCTACAATTCCTAACTTTCCATTTGCTGTCTCTGTTGATCTAGAATTAAAGGTGTTTAACCATAAGCCATTTCTCCCTATGTTGAGTGACTTTAATCAGGCAGTGGATTGGTCAAGATATAGATTCTACATGGGAAGAGCCGCTAATGCTATAGCTGATTCAGCAAATGAAGAGTTCCTTTTAACGGATGATGAAATTTCATCAGATAGCTACGACGCTTCAAAAGAAGAGAAACTTTCTTCTGTCATATCAATTAATGGTCCAGGAGCAACAATAGTAAAAGATGATAACGTTGGTTCTTTGTCTGGCCAGCTTGTAACAAATATATACAAGCAATGGACTGATGGAAACAATGTTCAATTTTATATTCCAAAACAAATACAATCTAAGTTTACATCACCAGACGTATCTGCATTTAGAACAGATGAAGAAAGAAACTTAACAGATCTTGGTAGAGCTTTCTGGGAAGGAATTCTTAAAAAAATCGGAATTGATATAGCAGAAGCTGCACTATATAGAAGTTTGGATACAGTTGTAGATTTGAGTAGGTCTAGTCAATTTACTATGTCAGATAAAAAAGTCGCAGAAAAAATTGTTCAAGTAGCACTAGCTGGATCAAATAGCTCAACTATATACGACAAAGTATATGATGCATTAGCAATAGATTATATATCAAATAATAATATAACCAATCCAAAAGTTATTGATTATATCAAGACCAAAAAGTCTCCAGATGATCCGTCTGTTCAGGTTCCTGGTCAATTGAGTCCTGAACTAACCAATAAGTTAAAGCAAGATAAATATGAAATATATACTTTTGCTAAGATGCCCAAAGGATATCTTGAATACCAAATACAGGAAGCAACTAAAGAAGAATGCTTAAAACTAGTTCCTCCAGTCACTGATCAAAATTCAGCAGTTTGGAAACAGACTAAGGCAAAAGTTGAAAGACGATACGTTGATGCATTTCATGTTTCTTTGTATGAAAACTTTTACAGCGATGAGGGAATAAAAGAAATATTCGATGCTCATGCAGCTAAAACTGGAGGAAGTTTTACAATAAAAGAGTGGGCAGTTCCCATGATGAAAGTTTCTCTAGATGAAAAATCAGTTATTGTAACTAATGTTGCAGTTACATTGTCTAATAATATGGCAAAGATGCAACTACAGATGCAAGATGAACCTACATTTCAGTATATAGGTTGTAATGATTCTTTTATTAATATGTCATTGACTGTTTTTGGTGAAAAAGAATTAGCTAAATTAACAAGAATGTTTGACTTTTTAAGCGGACTTGCAAGACTAGAGCAGGCAGCTGGAGTCATAGGTTTCATGGGAATTAAAAACATTCTTACTGCTCTTTGTGGAATCAAATATGTTCTTCCAGTATCTTATAATGTCGATACAATTCCTGGTTATCCACACGTCTACAATGTAAGACTTGGCTTTGTTGATTTTGATATATTCCAGCAAAAGAGAGAGAATATTAGTTCTGAATCACAGATTGCTCTCATTAAGGAATTTGGAACAAAGAGGAATCCTTTTCTCAGGCTGAAGCAAAGATGGTCAATGATAAATACATATCCAGATATGCCGTTGTCTATTAAAGATCCAGACACTAATGATCATGTAGGATCTTTAGATCCAGACTTTTACTTTAGATCATTTGAAATGTTTGATAATGATGTAATTAATAATGTGCTTGAACCAGATCAATTTAGTATTCCTGAGATAGATCAGGAAAGTACTTCTAAGTTAGCTGAAACTATTCAATCAAAAGAAAACTTTGTAGCTATTGTCAATTCGATAAAAGAAATTCTCATTTCTAGCAACGGAGATATGGAACAGGTAAAAAACTATCTCTTAAAAGAGATGGGAGTAAATCCATACGAGGCCATGAAACTATTTAGAGTTGCAATTTACGACTCTCAAAATGATACTATAATTGAACAGCAGGGTCTTTCTAGGGATCAAAATATAGTTAATAAATATCCAACAATATGGAAGGATATGATTGAAAACTTTAGAGATGATTCTGATATTCTATATAATTTTGAAGATTTAGAGTTTAAGACAAAGTACGGAAATCTTAATGTATCTGAGATTCTTGGTGGAGTAGAAAAACAAGTACAAGCATTTAATAAACTTGTACAGGACAGCATCAAGGAAAACGACAAGAATCCAAGGCCATCTTTTGATCCAGATGATTCGCAGCATTTTGGAATCATGCATTACATACCAGCGGCTGATTCAAATGAACTTGGTAAGATACCGGCAATTTATCAGACTCCAGATGGTGGATATATATTTGGTCATTCCGATACTCATGATGGAAGATTCTACATAGCAGAAGATAATATTAGAAGAAACATTAACGGAAAAATAACTGGTAATCAGACGATGAAGATATCTGATACCTCTTGTCCTGATAGAGAAAAGCAGGACGTTCATACTGGAATTCCTGGAGCAAAGTCGCTAGATAGCTACATGAACGCATACGGAACTTCAGAAAGCAAAATGCAATCCGTGAATGCTTCTGGAAAAAATCAAAGCGTTGGAAATCATTGGCAAAAAATGATGATGGACTCTCAGTATAGAGATATATCTGGAAGAATGCTAAGAGCATTTCCAACATATATGTTGTGGCTCATAGATGATTCTAATTTTTTTGCTGGAGTAAAACTATTTGATAATTTCTATGGTTTACAGTCTGTTATAGATTTTTCTATTGTTCAATCAGAAGATCTACTTGGCGACACACTAGTGCTGAGGATTTCCAATACTTACTCAAAATTGAGCAAGCCAGAAAAAACTCTTACTTCATTGATTAATAATGGCGAAATATATAATGTAGATAAATCGCGAATTCAAGAAGGCATAAGAGAGGGCACTTTAAGAATTGTAGATAAATTAATAACTAGATCCCTTAACTTAAGATCTCACATGAATTCTTCTTATGTGGTTGAAATACAAAATATGAGAATGAAGCCTGGAGTTAGAGTTCATCTAAGGGCTGGGTATGGATCAAATCCAAATTCTCTTCAAACTGTATTTAATGGCATTGTGACTGAAGTCGATCATGGTGAGATTATTACAATTGTTGCTCAGTCAGACGCAATAGAGCTTAGTCCGATTATCAACTCAACAAACAAAAAAGGTGATTCAGGCAAAATAGACGGAGGTATTAATACTGGTCTTTGGATGTCAGAACCTAGAGACCTTATGATTAGACTTCTTTCAATGGGCTCTTCTAGGACCAGGGAAGCATTTGCACATGCTACCAGAGGAGCTGTTTTTTCTGAAAACAAATTTGGAATTAGACACTTTGGTTCAATACTTTATGCTCCACTAACAGAAGCGGAAGCGCAAAGATCACAGATGTTAAAACAAAGTGTAACTAATGCATTCAATGCAGTAGGAAACAATCCCATAACAGGCACTGTTGGTTTAGCATGGAATAGCGCAGCAAACATAGTCACAGGTGGAGCAACTGGATTATTAAATAATGTTCCTGGTGTTAATTCTCTTGTTCCAGACAGATCAATTACTGATTTTCGTGGAATGCAGTCAGCAGGTGGGTCAGTTAGAACTCCGGTAGTTGCTGCTATGCAAACTCTCTGGGCAAATTTTAGCACTCAAAGAGATCTTGAAATATTTAAAAGAAATATATATCCAGGTAATGGAATAGGTGTAGCACAATTCCTTGGTGGGGACCTTGATGATGGATGGGCAACACTGGCATCAATCGATGAAAGTAAGGTGCTAGATGAAAAATTTGGATATCTAGATAGACTGTCTGGATCTACATGGAGCAATTTAATTCAATCAGCTCCAAATAATCCTGATGCATCAGCAGCTCTAGAAGCCAGACAAAAAGGCTTATATTCTGTTCCAGAAGATAAAAAGGCTGCAGGAACTAGTAATGGTTTGGCCACTAGTACACTTGCCGTATCACTTGCCAGATATGCACGGACCAATAGGAATGGCTACAGGTGGAGCTATTTTAGGAACTAAGCTTTTAAAAACTCTATCGGGCAGAGGATTCAAGAATCTGTTTTCGACTATGGGACTATTAAATAATACAGATGATGATATTTATGATGAAGTTTCATTTAGAGCACAAACCTACATGAGATCAGTATGGGATATGTTTCAGCTATGTGCAAGACTTCTTCCAAACTATATAGTTGCAGTTAGACCATTTGAAGATAGATCAACAATATTTTATGGAAAACCACATTGGCTGTATACATCTGGTGTAGTTCCGATTTCAACTGGCTTCCCATCAGAAGAGCAAGCGCAAAAAGATGGAGTTAATATTCCAGGTTACATTAAAGCTGATGATGATCTCAAGTCAATACTTAATTCTATTAATAAAGAAACATCTCCACTAGGAGATGCTGCAGCCGCTCTGCAGCTTAAAGAGTCTCCAATGTCTGATACATTAGCTTCTTTTGCAAAGGACATGTCAGAGTACGGAGGAATTTTTAAACCCAGTGCTGAATCTTCTTCTGGAGGACTTGGTGGTACGGTAATAGATCTTGAAGATCCAGAAAGATTAAAGTATTACTCAAGAATAAATTTATTTAAAGATACTGGAAATGTAGAAGTTGTTTCAGTGCTTCCTAAAAATAAAGGTAAAGTACAAGTTGGTTTTCACTTACCTTTTGGTTCTGGTGGTATTGTAAGAGAAATTCAAGATGATCACAAACAGGTTCCACAGCTTCCTATCAGATATAGTTATCCGTTTTTTACCGATAGAATAAGTGGAACTCTTCCTTCTCTTGACTTAGATAAAATTCTAAGAATAGAAGATATAGATGACATTCAAAGATCAATGTCGAATATTGTAGACGTTGCATTGATTGAAAAACAGATGATTGATCAAAAAGGTGATGGAAAAGACACATCTCTTGTTACAACTAAAGGTGATGAAAAGTCTCTAGACTTTAATTTTTCATTTGCATCAAAGTTAAAATTAATAGGTGGAGATTATTTTACTGCACAAAGCGCTGCATTCGATCCATCAGGACTAAGACCTAGTACTACCAGATCTGGAGTAGAGGCAAGCTTGCTAGTAACAATGCCGCTACCAGTATTTATACAAGGTTCAGAGGGAACTAGTATATCGTATAATAAAAATTCCCAGGGTGAATCAGAAGCAAAAATATCTTTTACGAAAGGCTATTCTGAAGTCTATCAAGATTTAGACCCAGCTTATGAAGACGCATATATTTCAGATGAGAAACAACGTCTTGATTTTCAAGAGTGGGGCATGCCAATAGACGCAGAACACGAACAATTCTATATTGCTATGAGATGGCCCTATAAAGCAGGCGAAGACAATAGTAAAATGAGAGAAATGTTTAAGAAAAGATATGGCTTTAGCGATAGCGATTTGTATGGTAACGTATCAGACTATAAGAGAAGAAAAGTCTTAGTATATAATCCAAACACTAAAAGAGCAGTTGTTTGCGCTCCTGCATATTTTATGTGGGGAGAGAATATAGATGTAGATGCAATAGTATCTCCAGACGCTGCGTATTTCTTAGAAGAAATTATTATAAACGATGAAGGAAAAATTAATTTTCCTCTTAGTGGCTCAGATCCATTTGGTGAAGTTTCAGACAATGAAGACATTCTAGATACTATTCCAATGAAGACTACAGCTGACTTTAAAGAAAAAATGGGAGATCCATCTACTCTTGGTCAACCTGAGTGTTATTTCACTTTTGTTTCTGACTCAGTTCCATTAGGAGTAGTGACCACTGCAGTCAATCCTGTTCAAGAATTTAGCGCAAGCAGAAGAACTCCTACTGGTCCATTTGGGAGCTATCAGCCAAACTTAATAGGATTTGGCGTATATAGAAAAGAAGGGAAAACAGATCTTCAAACTCTGGAAGAGGGAGATCTTGTTGCAGTTGCGGGAGAATTTGTAGGTGAAACTAGATCTGGGATAAGAGGAGGACTAAGACCGTCTTTCATCTATACTCCAGATGAGTCACTATTTCTCAGATCATCTGATGCTCTTAAGAGAGATCAGAATAATGGTGGAAATTATAAAGCTTACTTCTCTGAAATTTTTGATGATAATCTTTCAAATCTAGAGCAAGATAATCTAAAAGATATTCTAGAAAAAGACGCAGATGCTAAGAATGCTGGTAATTATAGGGAGCAATTTGCCGCTGTATATACAGCAGATAATCCTGTATCAATACAGGCTAGAGCATTTTTTGATGAAAAGTTTGATTCAGAAATAAAAGTAATTGCTGGCAATGGCAGAACAATTGGTCAAGCCCAAGGAATATGGGACCAGTTTAGAACTGGCTATCACAATTATGATTCTGTAAAAAATATATGGCAGCAAATGTATAATCTAGATCCAGATGATGATTCAGAATCATCTGATCCACTTTTTAGTATTATTACTTCAAAGTCAAAAAAAACAATTGATGACTATTTAATCTCTAACTCAACAAGAGATTTTTCAGCAATACTTGGACCAGACTGGTTTGAAGGCAGTAGAGATCCACAGCAGAGAAAAGAAGTAGTTGATATAGCTGTTAAAGAATACATTAATGCTGGATTCGATGGATACAACGAGTCAGAAAAACCAATCTTGAATGAAGAGAAGGGCCTTACAGACACCTTCAATTTTTTAATATACAAAAAAGTTTCTAATATAAGAAATATGGTCAGACAATATACCTATCTATATAACTACAATAAGAAAGAACAACAAAAAGAATATAAATCTGCAGTGTCAAATGCAACCTCGACTGACGTAACTACACAAGAGATTCAATCGAAATACTCATCTGCTGAAACTAATTCTGTTAATAAAAAATGGGATGCAATGAGATTTCGAAATCCAGAAGCTATCAGTGATATAACTGAAGAAGACATTGATGATTATTTATCTCAAATAAAGAGTCCAAAACAATTATTCCTTTTTATGGTTGGAATTTTTAGACAAAAAATGTGGTCTGATCCATACTCAAGAGCATGGTTAGTGCTAAGACCAGACAGAAAAAAGGAAGGTGGAGCTTTTGGTCTTGGCCTTCTTGCTGCACCATTTACTGCTGGTCTTTCAATTGCAGCTGGAGCCGCTGCAGAACTTTCAATAGATCATGAGGAAGCATGGAGTTTTAGACCAGTAGATAAAATATGGCAGGCTTTTATTGACTACAATGTGAACTATGCCAGTGATGATAACGCATTTAAAAAACTTTTGCAGAAGAATGCAAAAGAAGGAAATAGTGCAACAAATTATCTTACTGGATTAAAATCAGACCTTGGTTCTTTCTGGGATAGAAATATAGGCCCAATATTTTCAGCTTTTAAGTCTTCGCTAGGCGGCCTATTAAACATGTTCCAGATATCCATGCAACAACTTGGATATGGTCTTTCTCAGTTGGAGAATTTTACTCAACAGGCTAACATACTCAATAAAGCATATAATGATTCAATTTATTATTCTCTTGGTAGACCTGGCTCTCTTCTTAGAGCAGTAGACAATCCATTTACAAGAGAGTATGGCGAACCAGTTGTAGAAGTAAGAGAGCCGTTTCAAAGAATGCATTATATCAGTTCTTTCTCTCACATTATTTCTAATAATATTAAAGAAAATATTGGAGGAGTTGCAACTCAAATTACTGCTGTATCAGATGGGAAATATCCAGTTACTGTGGCTTTAGACAAAGCTGCTCCGCCAGAAAGACAAGTTGAGAAAACAGTAGAGACTGGTATTTATTTTGATAATCTAAAGGGTTCTGGAATAACCGGATTTTTACATCCCCTTATGCATCCTCTGGAAACAATTAGAGGAATAGCAAAGAGCGCAGCTGGAGAACCAGATGAAATTACCGCAAAAAGAGTAGCACTCTCTTATCTAAGAGAATCACTTAAAGATATATATGGTGGAGAACTTCTTATTATCGGTAATGCCGACATAAGACCATTTGACTTGGTTTATTTAGCTGATGTTTACGAAAGAATGTACGGAATTTTTGAAGTAGAACAAGTTGTACATCACTTCACTCCACAAATGGGATTTGTTACATCTATAACTCCAAACGCATTTGTATCCGTAAATGATCCATCAAGATGGTTCATGTCTTCTTGGATCGCATCTCATTTTAGTATGCAGGACTTAAGAAATAATACAAGACTCATGTTATCTGCAGCTTCAAATAATAACATCTTAACAACAAACGGAGACGTTTCTCTCAACAAGATATCAGAAGGATTGAGAACACAGTTAACTGGAGCAGTTCAGTATACTCATGGACATTCTGCACTTGTCAAAGATATTGTTGCAAATCAATTAGCAGAATCAATTCCAGATACAAAGCAAAGAATGGAAGCCTTAATAAGACAAAATACTGGTAAACAGCATGGATCTATGGGGATGGCAGTGTTTTCTGCACTAGGCATGCCTGCAATAACCGTTGGCGTGACAGCTGCTGTTGGAATTCTAACAATGGGAGCGGGTGCTCCTGCAGCTGCAGCAGCAACTTCAGCGTTGGCAAGTGGGGCTTTTCGAACTGGAGTTACAGCTGGAGTGATGGCTCTTGCTAGTGATGGTGTGTGGGGTGGATGGAAAAAGATCAGGGACAATGTACTTGATCAACACGGTTGCTATATTCAATACCTAAATAAGAATGGTCAGCCGATGGATGCAGGGCTTTCTTTTAATCAAGGAATGGTGGTTGGTAGATATCATTCAAAGAAACTTCTTCCTGGAATTCTCGGTACAAGATCTTTTGTCAGATCATCAGAGGGCAACATGTATATTAGAGCAGATGATATCTTCAAGAGTTTTGGCTGGAAAGAAAAGGAAATAGGCAATCTTGTTCGTTATATTAGTTTAGAGAATGCCATTGTTCATTCTCAAATATTAAAATATTCTGGAATAGGTCCAGAGAAAACAGCCTTAAATGAATATTTTAAATCAATTGTAAAAGTTGTTCACGTTAAAGACGGTGATACATTTGAAGTAGAAGACATATTGAGTTCTGGAACATCAAATCCAATCAGATATACAGTCAGATTTGAAGGAATAGACACATCTGAATTGGCAAAGATGAACGTTGGTGCTGCTACAGGAACAGATTCTTTTAAAACAGCTATAGTCAACGAAAATTCTTCTGCTGGAAAAGCATTAAGATTTGTTCAAGAAGCAGTGAAGGGTAAACTTATCGTTTTGAGAACAAATCCAAAAGATCCCTCTATGGTGATACCAGTAGAAGATGCGTACGAGCCAGGTTCAGAACAAAACAGACCAGAAAATTATGCTATAGCATATAAGAGTTCTGGTCAAACATATTCAGAAGATAGATATATGTCTACAGTATTTTGCAGAGTTAGTTCAAATACTTATGATAAACTATATAATGAATTAAGAGGTTTATTCTTAAGGCAGAGGAATAATCAGTTTGTTCAAGATTTTAATGAGACAATAAAGCAGGATGTTAAAAAGATGTTATATCCAGAATCTCCATCTTTTGTCTATTTTAAGCAACTGTATGCCGCACTGGATTCAATGTCTGACTTACTAGAGCATTTCTCAGCAACTGGTCAGGAGGATCCATTAGCTTCTGGTGATTCGCAATTATCTGAAGTTGAAATAAGGAACTTCAATATTTTGATGAATATTCTTTTGACAAATCAGATGTATCAAAAAGCATCTGAATGGCCAATAATTTCTTGGGATGAGTACTATGAGGATGGAAGTCCAATTACTCTCAACTGGGAACTAGTTATTAATGGATTAGCAAAGGTTTATATGGATGGAATAAAGTACAATAATCCGCGATCTGTTATTGGCGCTAGAGATCAAATTCCAAGGCTTGTAAGAGTTGAAACAAATATAACTGAATCGAGAGAATCTGTTGGAAGTGGGTCTGGTCGTGTCCTCTGATTTTAGTCTTGACTTAGATGATCTAAACAACTCTCAGTCAATAACGCAAAGAATAGGAGAAACATTCTACCCAAACGGCGTAGAGGTTTATAAAAATACAACACAATCTGTTGATGATACTTCTGGAAGAAGTTTAACTTCTGCAGATCCTGTAAAAATTCTTCAAGGTGATGGAATATATAGAAATCCAGGATTTGCTATAAATGGGTATATACAGAATGTGCAGTCATCCCTGCATGGAATTATAGCAATGGCTGGAGATATAGATGATAGTATAAAGATTCCTGATCCAAATGCTGATCCAAATGATCCGGAGAAAAAGTTTTTAAGCGGAGCAGACGCTAGGCAGCACATATTAAAGGATTCTTTTTTGTTAACTGGTTATGCTCCTGGTGGATTTGCTACAACTATGCAAGATCTAATCGCATCAAAGACGGGTACTGATATGATTACTGCTGAAGGTTCAGCAGCAAATAATAGCACAACTGCAACAGTGACTACTGACCAACGGAACTAAGCTTCAGCATAGCTTAAAGGGTTATACTCCATACTCCGATGCTCAGGTATTCAATGGCGGTTCTAGAGATATAGCTTTTGTAGATCAATTAAGTGATCAAGAAAAAAAAATCTATATTGAAAAAATAAATTTATTAAATAATAAAAAGAATTTTGGTGGGTCAATTAGAGATGTATCAATTAATTTTGATACAGCAAAGTACAAAGAGGTCGTACAAGATTTAAAATCAATAAAATTTGATGTATATCAAAGCACAACATATAAAAATGAGACTGAAGCATTTAACAAAGTAAAACTAAATAATCATTTTGGTTCTGGAGTAAGAACATGTAAAGTCTCTGCAGCTTTGATTGAGCTATTATTGAGACTAACAGATAAAATGTATATAGAGGGAGACCAAGGAGATAGACCACTTCTTGGTGCTAATTATCAGCAACTTTCAACAACTGTCAATGGAGTGACTGATCATGCTTTTGGTCGAGCATTTGATATTGGAGCAGTTGGAATGTCCAAAGAGCAAGGAATTAAGCTGGGAATGAATACTGGAAAAGTAGCAACAAAGCAAGAATACATAATGGCATTAGATATCTTGCTTAGCCAGCTTCAAACCGTTCCTCACGATCTTCATCCAGATTTAATCACAATCAGTCAAGATCTAAGAGCAGAGATGGGGATTACAGAAGGTCCCGAAGGACTAAGTACTCCCATAAGGAAAAAGTATCCAGGACTTGCTCCTCATGTAAATTTTTATGCAGATGCTGCACACAGAAATCATATCCACATAAGCTTTGGTCCACAAAGAGCAGGAAGTTTTATTTCTCCAGAAATTGCAGCAGAGATAGTCGGTGGACCTAGTGTTTCAACAGGAGCAGCTGGTGCAGCAGCTAGTGTTGATAAATTTAAAAAATCCTATAAAGATGATCTTAATACAGTCTTTACTGTTGATGAAATATATAATGTTTTAGTTGGTTCTGGAATATGGGATGAAGAAACAGCAGCTTTATTTGCGTGTATAGCAGAAAGAGAATCACCTAGACCAGGAGGCTTAAATGAGAATAAAGACAATGGAGATGGAGATTTTTCTTTTGGCTTCTTCCAATGTAATCTACTACCGGGAGCTCACGGACGTAAAACATTTTATTTGATTTCTCCAACAGAAGATAATGTTTTAGGCTTCAAACTAGCTTACAGCATAGACGATGACTCTGATCCTTCTAGTTTAGAGAAAAAGGTTCTTGAATTAGCCAATAGGAGCACAACAGATCCAAGGTTATTCATCCCATATAATCAAGCATTTTCTTTAGCATATGTAGCCAATGCTCCCGTAACTGCCTCAAAAAATATAAAGAATAAAACTAAAATAAAACTTACATCTGACATGTTTAGGCCATGGGGTGGTTATAAAAAAAGCTCTGTTGTTTGGTGTTTTGGATATCTAAAATATAAAACAGCTATAGATACGTATACGCAAAACAGTGGTTTTCCTAAAACTAGATTTGACTCTTGGTTATTAAAAACTTTTAAAGGTCAAGTTTCAAATGGTGTATTAATTGATCCATATTTAGATAGATGGATTGATGGCGAAGTATTTAAGTGGGATGGAACAACGGTATAAGGGAGGCATCATGCCGATTAATTATCCTAAATTTGATCAAAAAATAAATGATCAAATAACAAATTCAAGATTTAGACAATCAAAGACAAGACCAGCAACAATAATGTCATATAATATAGATAATAATACTGCAACAATAGTTTTGGACGAAAAGTATTCAAACAACATAGGAGAAATGATGACAAATGTACCATGTCCATTTTACTATGGTATTCAAACAGTTTCTCCTTCACCAGGTACAAGGTGCTATGTTATGTTTAGGGATGAAATGGAAAAAGAACCTTATATTGTAAGCTATTTTAATGACAGTAATTCAGGGTTTAAAAATGTTGTAAACAATTCCGTTGATACCGGAATACCTAAGTTCATGTCTTGAGGAAAAAATGGAAAAAGCTATACCAGAAATTAATGACGTCTTTGATGAAGCCTACGAAATTAATAGAAGAAAGAAATTCTCCAATAGAGAAGTGGGTTTAAATCATCCAGATAATAGTTCATTCATTAGAGTCGCTGATTCTGGGGAAATAGAAATATTTGCTTGTCCAGGAGTGGGAATTGTAATTAATCCAAACACCAGAAGTGTTTCCATTTTTGCGGATTCAATTAAAATGTACTCAAGAGAGGATGACGGACTTAGGTGGAATAGCATGTCTTTTAATCCAGCTGCAGATATGTACAATGAGCCAGCCCTTATTAAAACCGGACAGTTTGCCAATAATCCAGCATATTATAATACGGTAAGATATTTAAATGATTTAGAAGACCTAAAGGATCCTCAGCTTAATATACCAGTTACTATAGAGGGTAGATATGGACTGGGTGCACCTCAGGATAAAATAGATCAGTCTATTGGCGAATCCGGAGATAAAATCATTCCAGGAAATGTTCAAACACTTATAGACTCTTTTGCTAAAACCAACGCCGATTCAGATGTCCAAAAATTGATAACACTCATTAAATCTGGTTATAGTTTTAGTCAAGCAGTAGATAAAGTTAAAAATAAAGACTATAATTTACCTGAAAATTTAGAGAATTTTCCTTGGATAAAAAATGATATGGAATAGCTATGTCTGATTTTTATTTTGATCTTTCTGGAGACATTATGTTGTCTGCTAACAGGGACATAGCCCTTGTATCAAGCTCTGGTCAAAAAGATGTACAACAAATTTTTATTAGATTAATGACAGAAACTGGTGACTTCTACGCATACCCGCAGTTGGGATGCGACCTATCCGTGCTTTATGGAATGCCACAAACTATTGCAACTGGCGAAATAGGAAAAAGAATTGTTAGGTCTGCCTTAGAAAATCCAGAAAAAGGTGGAATTTTTAAAGGAAGAAATATTAGCATAGAAGCAGTTCCAACTTCAGCTAATACAATAAGGTTTGATGTACATATCTTGGATAACTCACTAGACCCGGTAACACTTTCTGTTACTCAAGACTTATAAAGGAATATAAATGCCAATTGTTTACAGTAAGACTAAAGATCAGATACTTACTCAAATGTTGCAATCTTTGCAGAGAAACGCAGGGATAACAGCAACTCATCCAGGATCTATAGCCAGAGCCTTTGCTGAGGCACTTGCAGTTGAAATAGGAGATTTGTACGAAGCACTTAAATTCGGCATAGATCAATCTTGTCTTTCTACTGCAAAAGGCAGATCACTAGATCTAATTGGAGAATTATATTCAGTAAGAAGAAGACTTATAGCTAGCGAGGCTGAACAAGAAAGGGCTAGCTATAATATAGAGTTTTATATTTCGAATGTTCAGGCATCTGATATTATAATTCCAAAAGATACTTTGGTTTATAACGATGTTACCTCATTTTCAACAAGACAATATCAGTATAGATTAGTTGATGACGTCATGATATTGGCTGGAACAACCAGAGTTTATGGAAGAGTAGTGCCCAATTTCCAAGGTAATGACTTTACTGCTTCTGTTGCGACTCTCACAAAACATAATTTTGTTTCTCCAGATGGAACTTTAATTTTCTGTGTTAATCCAAAAGAAGTATACTCTATGTCTAATATGGAGTCAGATGACTTATATAGAATGAGAATTAGTAGATCAATAAAAGAAACTTCTTATGGAACAAATGAATCTTTAAGGCTTACAGCTTTAGCAATTCCAGGAGTTAGAGATATCAGAGTGAGAGAATCATCCTATGGACTAGGTTCTTGTGATGTGATTATTGTTCCAGAATCTCAAAGAATAGATGCAGCTTTTGTTGATTCTGTAGCAAATGCTTTGTCAGCAAAAAAACCAGTAGGAATTAAGCTTAATATAAGAATAGCAGAAAGAGTCCCAGTTAACGTAGCGGTGAACGTTGTTCTGCCAGCTGGCTTAAGCTCTAAAGTTGTTACATCTATAGAGACTCAAGCTTCTCTCTTTGTTAAGAGATATCTTAACTCACAAACCATTGGAAGCTCTATATCTTTTGGTGATATAGAGTCTCAAGTGAGAGCTTCATCGGACTTTGTTAAGTCTGTCAGCATTCTAAGCGTAACTTCAAATGGTCAAGAAGTTTCAAAGGGTGTATTTAGGATAAATTCTGATAGAGAATACATAATTGCCGGATCTGTTTCTGTCTTTTCTGTTATAATATCTTAATAACTTTTTGAAAAGGAAATTAGCATGGCAGAAAAAATGTACCTGATTACAAAGACTCAGATTGTTAAGGCAAAAAACAAAGGTAATGCAGTAGGGATCACTAGTGGAGAAGAGGATATTCCAGGCTCAGTGCTCGCCTCCACTCTAAGCGCAGAAGAAATATCCGCAAATGAAGCTTCTAAATATTTTAGTGTAGTAGATAAAAATGATTTTATTTATGAAGATTATTTAGAAGAATCAGTAGAAGAGCTTGACAATTATTTTAATTCTCTAGATAACTCTATCTCAGCTTCAGTCTCTACCGCTGGGGATACTGTAAGTATTCATTCTTCTACTGTAGACTTTTTAAGATCAGAGAATAAGCGTTTAGCAAGACTTGTTGACAAGCATAAAAACGTAAAAGAAGAAGCTGCTAATGCAGTTTATCAAGCAGCCTATCAAGCATTTAGTTCTTTCGAGATACCTAAGGTATCTTATAGGAACTATAATACAGCAAATAAGGGAACCCCAGAAACAGCGGTTGCTGTATTCTCTGACTGGCAACTTGGTAAAATTACTAAGAGCTATAACTCTGACGTATTAGCCAAGCGAATGGAACTCTATACAGAAAAGATGCTAGAGATTGTCAACATTCAAAGAATGCATCATAATATTGACACCTTGCATGTATGGCTGCTGGGAGATATAGTTGAGGGCGAAGAGATATTCCCAGGTCAAAGCCATCTTTTGGACGCTGGCCTATATAGACAGGTCGGTATGTATGGTCCAGAAATACTAACTAAGTTTATGACTATCGCACTTCAAAACTTTAAACACATTCATGTAGCTGGAGTGATTGGCAATCATGGAGCTGTTGGTGGAAGAGCAAGAAGACAGCATGATCCAGAAACAAATATGGACAGACTTCTCTATAAGATTATTCAGTGGATTTTTAAAGACGAAAAAAGAATCACATTTGATATTCCAGATGGTAGAGGAGAGAGAAGCTTCTACGCCATAGATAGAATAGGAAGTTATAGTAGTCTTTTAATTCACGGCGACCAGATGCCTGCTCCAAGTTCTTTTCATGGTTACTATAAAAAGGTAATGGGATGGAAAGATGGAGCGATCCCAGAAGAGTTTGATGATGTGTTTATGGGTCATTATCATCAGCAATTTAAAATGACAATAGGTAGTGGTATTCTTAGAATCTCTGGATCACCAGAGAGTCATAACACTTACGCGCAAGAGTATTTTCAGTCTATGAGTAGACCTTGTCAGCATTTGATGTTTGTTCATCCCGATAGAGGAATTACCTCTGAATACTCTATATGGCTAGATGAAGTTTAGGAGCAATAATTATTAAATGAAAACTTATTTTTTAGCTCTAAGAAATCAGGATTTTACAATAGCGTCCAATATTTGGACCACTGGTTCTATAGACCTATATTCAAATAAGTTTTATACAAATTACTCAGTTTATAGATCTCAATATGGAAATAACTTAATGGGAGACTATAAATTCACTGGCACTAGTGTTATTCCAGATGCAACACCCACAATACCAGGTGCTTACACAGTAACAAACTATGGCGAAATACTTAATGACCAAGATTTTGGTGAATACTACATATTTAATTATGATGAACAAGAGGGTTCATTCTATATTTATGAGACACATGCAACTCCATACAGAGTTATCGATGCATCGGGATTTTCATACCTTCCTAGATTCGTAGATACAAACAGTAGTATAGATATTATACGGATACAAGCATGCGTTTAGTGATCTACCTGGTTTAGAGAATCCAACATTTGAATTAAAGATATTTACCTCTGATAAAAAGAATTCTAGCAATTCTGACTGGAGAGAAATAGCTTCAATTCAAGATAATATAACTGTATTATTTTTGAGAAATGTAAAGAGATATATAAAATTTCAAGTAACGTTCAACGCTGAATCTAATATTTCATTAGCAAACTTTTTGTTACTTGTTCAAGTTCAAATAGCTGATATAACTGTTCCTGTCATAACAAATCATACTAGAAATCTATTATCTAGATTTCCTAGTTGGACAAAAATCTATCAAGATTCTATCGAAAAAGCTACTCCTCAGTTGGCTACTCCAGATACAGTTGCTGGAACACTTCTCAATGCGCTAACTGGGGAATGTTTTAATTACGTAGATGCTGCAATAAGCAATTATGAATTAGATTCATTTATTACAGAAGCAAACATTGATCAACCAGCATGGATATATGTAAGCACTCCTGTTGATCCAGGTTTTATCAAAGTTAGAGGCGATGGCATAGAACTTGGAAGAGTGTCTTCCTATCAAGATTTACTCAGGTCTAGCGAGACAGATTATGTTTTTTATTATAACTATACTACTTTTGACCTTTATACAAACAAAGACTTTACAAAACTATATGTTGATCAAACAGTAGTAGATCAAATACCTATACAAAATTTTAATGCCTTTGATGAAACAGGATTAAGAGTTGGTCTTCAAAGATTATATCTAGAGTCAAATGAAAATTTTAGATCTAGAATACTAGATGTTTATATTAATCCACCAGACATTAATGAAGAGGGATTAAAGAGAACTTTAAGAAGAGAACTAGATATATGGAGAGCCTATGATGCAACTCCAAACTCAAAATATATTGGAGCTACCCCAGAAATATATGAAATACAAAACATATTGTCTAGCACTCCATATTTTGATGATGAAGGAAATCCAGAAAGAAGATTCTTTGATTTTGTAGAAGATCTAAATAAAAGACATCCGTCTAATTTTGGATATATTAAATGGGGAGAGTCTTACTGGGATTATGCTGGATTAAATCAGGAAGGTGTTTCAAGGATACCTCAGCAGTCCGATGCTACTCCTGTGGCATCACCATTTTATCAGATGGGAATAGGAGACTTTGAAGATGCGAGGATTGTTCTAGAGGAGCTAGATAGAAGAACAAAACCTTACTCATTTAAACTTAGAGCTCATGGTTATAAGTATGATTCAGTAAGCTCAAATAATTATGAGCCAATACAATTAAAATATGATACGTACGTAAGTTATATGGAACCATATTATAATCATGGAGCAGCAACAATAAATTATGATCTTTATGTTAAATTAGCTGCACATGGAATAATACCTGCCAATACTGTATTCAAAGCCAATCTTACAGATACAGTAAAAAATACTTTTGCTCCAACAGCAAGTGCTTCACCAGAGTTTATTATTAGAAACATATTCAATGCTTCTGGTCTAACTTCAAGTGATATTAGATTCATATCAAACGATTCTGCAGCAACTCCATATTATAACGTTATAAATCCTTCTGCTGCGCAGAGTTATGTACTAGCTCAAATTCCCATATCTGCTATACAGCAAGCGACTGTTAACTTTGTTAGTGCAAAAGATCCATCCAATACTTCTGGCAACTATGGATGGATATCTTTTGATGGAGTATCTTTAGCAAGCAGTACTTCAGTTAGAATAGTTAAAAACTTTTCTAATCCAACATATTTTGATGGTCAATTAAGAATATCGTCTCGCATATACGATGCAATACAATATAGAACTGTTCAATCTCCAAAAATAAGAAACAGTGGAGAATACACTATAATTAATAAACCATCTGTTTCGGCTACCAAGTCAAGTATAGTTATTACTCCAAAAGATATAATAAAGAATTTTAGTATTCCTCAAAATGCAACACCACAGTTTGTTCATATAGACAACGTATTCGCAGACATGCCTTATACTAAGGCTCCTATATTTGATCCAGCAAAAGTATATGGAGGAAGATCTCTAAATAGAGATGAAAATGAAATATACTTTATTCCTTCATCTCCAAATATACACCTATCTTATGTGTCTCCACCTTTTGCTAATCCAACCACTTATAATGAATATGCTTCGACAAGTGGTGCAACTTACAATTATTATTTTACGGAAACTAAATTCCCATACACTTCTACTCCAACCTACATTATTATAGGTTCTAATGATGGAGAAGTTTATCCATTTAAGTATCCTAACTGGGAAGAGTTTAATTCAGATTCAATAGAAACTTATAATTTTTATATATCTGAAAAAGGAATTGTTCATGCTTCACCTAATATCAATAATGACTTACTTGATTCTAAGAATTCAGATGTAATTAACTACTACACTTTGGAGCGCTCAGCATTTGGACTTCAGAATTACGCATCCTCTCCAAGTATGTATTTCACTTCTGTTGAGCCGATATATGATACAGATGAAGTAAAAATATGGACAGATTATAGTTATGTAGATGATGAAATCATTGTTTTTACAGATGATCTAGAAAAAAATGTTTCTTTAAATTATTATGATTCTAGCACTGGAAGGTATTTAATTAATAAATTGCCAGTTAGAGCAAAATATATTTATGATTCAACAAAATATATATCTCCCTCAATAAGAACTGGTTGGTACTTCCAAGACGAAGATAGATTTATCTACGCAAAACCAAAAACAGAAATAGATTTAAATAATTCTGAAATAGTTCTTGACCAAATTGCTAGAAAAGGTTCTCCAATTATTGTTAATGTTGTTGACTCAACTGGAGCTACAACTAACTATAATCAGGTTTCTTTTTACGATGAGGCAACTCCTTCAATATATTCCTTTAACAACTTTGAATATATCACTGCAAAAGATTCGTCAAAAATTTACTTAGCATACTCCAATTTCTTTGACGCAAAAGTGGTGGATACATATACTGGATTGACAATTGTCAGCGATTATTCATCTGCATCAAATGTAATTGCACCAATAACAATCGGTGCTACACCTGCCTTCATAGTAGGCAGAAAGTATAAGGTAACCTATAGAGTAAAAGATTGTTTCAATGTTGATAATCAATATTATAATTCTTTAGATTCTTCATATAGAACAAAAGTAACTCTTTTGAGTACACCAAATAGTTCATACACTACTCATATCACTTTTGAATCATCACTCTATGACGAAGATTATGAACTTCCTGAGATTAAATTAAATCCACTGTATTCTGCCTTAAATGAAGGATACTTATATCTATCGCATAATGAATATGAATATGCAACAGTTGAGTATAGTTTGTCTCCAAAACAAGTTTTAGCAGATAATAAGGACTTTATGGTTTTGAATGTATTTTCTTTGGATTCAAATGGAAACCCAAAACCATATTCTAATTTCCAAATAGCTGGATCACAAATAGCAGCAACTCCAAGTGTATTTACAACAAACATAGATGGGTTCGCAAGATCTCAAGTTAGATATACGGGATCAAATGTTCCTTTTGAAGAAAGCAAATCTTTTGTCCTTAAAGAGCCAAACAATAACGGCTCTACCATTAACTATTATGTTAAGCCTTATTATCAAGCGGTTAATAAAGTTTCTGCAGAAGTGGATAAAAAGATAGTTACAGCAGATGGTTTACAGAATATAAAAATAGTTGGAAAAACAAATTCAAATGTTTATGTATATTGGAGAAGAGCTAGAAGTCTTTATGATTTGTTTAACTTATCTTATTCAAACACAACAACTGCGCCAGGTCAATCTGGAATATCAGGAAGAGCCACTTCTGATTCAAATGGTCTATTCACTATAGGTGACTTTATTTGTCAGCCAGATGCAACACCTGGATACTGGTTTGTTTCTGTGGAGACAAACTTTGATACTTCTGGATCTGTTCCAACGCAAACTCAAGCTGGCGATATAGTTTATTGGTTTGAAAAATACGACTCTAGCCAGTCAACACTGGATGAACCAGTACTAGAGCCAAGAATAGATTTTAATATGCGTAATTACTACTATGCAGCAACTCCAGCTTTTAAAGTCAACACTTTAACTGAACAACCTTACTATAATAGCTATGCAGCAACCCCTAGTTGGAAGCTTCCTTCTTGGTATCCAATAGCTAAATATACTCAATATCAGATGGGCTTAATGGGTGCAACGCCTTATGTAGTTGAATACACAAATCTGCGTCCAGATTACGAAGAGGAATAATTTGTGAAAGTTTTTGAGAATAAGACAAATCTTGGCAAAGAACCAGCAGTTAAAAAGGGGCATGTTCTCCCAACTGATGCTGTAAATTTGGGGTGGTTTTCTGGACAAGATGTTAATCCAGAAAATAATTTATCAGTTACAGATTTATCACATTTAATTCCAGAGAATACTTCTCCAGTATTATCATCTGAAACAGATTCGATTATGTATTCAGACGAATTTGGAACGCTCAGGTATGCAGTTAACAATCCACAGGCTAATCAATACCTAGGGTCTCCAATTGTGAATAATCCAGAAGTTTGTGTCAGTAATTTAATAATATCACCTCTACCTGAGGGCGTCACAAATTTGACTGCAGAGCAGTATTCATCTGCTTTATTTGCTCATAGTTTTTATATCAGCACTCACTACGTATTGTTGCCATCCAATGCCGCAGCTTACTCCGGAATGAGTGATACTCCAGAATTAAGAGAGCCATCACGATACAATATTAAAGTTGTAGATTCTTCGGCAAATAATTTTGTTGATGAGTCAGGAAAGAACAAGTATAGAATACTTATTGATAAGTATGTTAATACAAGAACAAACGCAGATCTTCAGAATTCTCAGTATCAAGGTTTAGATTTTTATAGAGTAGTCGTTTTATTAGAAGTGGCAGATCCGATAGATCTGTATCTCATTTATGATAAATATGAAAAAGACGCAGAAAATATTCCATATAATCCTTTCTTTGGTTATAAAGAAAAAATAAATACTCTTCCATATTATCAATATGTAGTTGAAGAATCTGAGGTAATAGATCCAGGTTCTATAGAAAGAAAAGTTTATTCAACTCAATTATTTTCTTTTAAAGAAAATGTATTATTAAAAAGAAAAGAAAATAACTATGGTTGGAAAATATATGTTCCAAGAAAAGCAATACAGGATCCAAGAACATTTCAAAACTTTAACTGGAGAATTATTGCAAAGATAACTTATAACTTTGCTCAGGTAAGAAATGTATACTCAGAAGCAGCTGACGATAGAGCAACTCTTAATGTTGGAGTTCTATATTCAGGCGAAGAATCAGCAGCAAAGAATGCATATGTATTCTACAATCTTCAAGAGTCAGTATTTAATCTGCAAAATTTTATTTTTGAAAATCCTCGTGCGTCAATAACAGATAAATCTCAAAAAAATTATTGGTTAGTTAATATAGATGATACAAATGTTGATTATAGTTCCTATGATTTTTTGATATGGACACCACTCAAACCAATTACTCCAGATCAAGGACAGCAAATCGCTGCAATACAAGATAAAAATATTTCTGTTTTTGTAGATGGTTCTGAAATAGCAGCTAATCCAAGTGCTGGATTTTCTAATTTAAATATAGATATGTCAATTAGCTCGAGCTCTAGTGGCTCTATAGGTATAAATGATACCTATCAAAATGCAGATACAAGCTTTAATGCGTGGTCTCTTTCAGAATATCATGAAGGAGAAGTCCCAATGCATAGTATATTTGGTAAAAGAAAAAATATATTAGACAACAATGCTCTTCTTCCAATAATAACTTTTACCGGAACACCAAATTCAGATTCTGCATCAAAGGCATTAGTTACTGTTGGCTCCAACACGGCTATATTAAAGACTACAAAAAATTCACAGGTATTGTTTTCTTCTAGTTTAATCACTTGCGTAAATCCATTTCTTCAACTACTAAATGACAAAATTTTAGGAGATGGAACTCAAACATCTAATAATGGATCATCCAATATATTTCCTGTAGGAAAAATTGGATCACAAAATGTTGCAGTAACTGCTGCAGTTGTTGGTCCTAATAAACTATTTTATAATATTCTTTGTGGTGTCAATAAAAATAAAGTGAATAGCTTTGCTACAAACAATACATCTTCTAAATCTAATGTACTTTGGAATGTATCTCCTTGGAGAAGCTCTTGGACAATAAATGGAAAAGTTACAAATGGTAAAGTAACAGTATTATCTGATCAAGAAAAACAGGAATATAATTTTTCTTCTAAATCAGAAATAGGTAACAGTACATCAAAATTCTGCAGGCAAATTTCTCCATCTTTATCTTCCACTATGTTGGGTGATTTTGAGGCAACAACTAATGGCGGCGATGCTCAAAACATTATAAATTCTGATTTTAGTAATGTTGAATTTTATTTAGAGTGTACTAATAAAAATGTTGAATTTCTAAATTTTTCAAAAGATTTTGATAATACAGAAATTGTTAGTAATCAACCCAGTGCTAAGTATGTTTTCTACAAATTAAATACCCCCGCGTCTAATCAAATTACAAATAAATCTGAAGTATCAATAGATGCAGTATCAAACGTTTTTTCCGCTGAATTTAATTTCAATACAGTAAGATATCCATATATCATTGTTGGTTCTTCTCAATATGAAGATAGAACAGGTTCTACAATAAGAACTCCAACGGATTTTCTTCCTGGATCTCAGAATACAAAAGACTACTCTTTTTCTTTTAAGACAAAAATTTCAATAAATGAAATTAGAAAAACAATTAATACATATAGAATTAATTGGTCAGCACCGTTTTCTGCAGAAGTTGGAACTACGGCCAGATTTTCCAATATTACATTTGTTCAAGAAAGAAATGGCGTATCTCTTGAAAGAGGATTCTATTCTAATACTAAAGCAGCAGAAAATAAAACTAAAATAAAAAAGTCTTTTTCTCCTTTCAATGGATATAATTATCCTGGAATAATATATTCAAGAACAGATATAGCTGCTGTAGATCAGGATTCTGTAAATGATTCTTTTAATACATTCCACTATACTGGCGATATAGATGAAGGAAATAGATGGGATGAATACAGACTTGGATATAGCGAAAAAATAATACTTCAAGATTCTAATGGTAAAACATTATCGGTGAATCAACCAAACGATAAATATCCTTATGTTGTAACAACAAAAACACGCGGTGGAATTCGAGGAAGAGAAGTTGCAAAATCTGATATACAAAGTGCCATCACAAATGCCAGAACTCAAAATAACTGGGAAGATTTATTGGAAGGAGAGGAATTAGAACACTATCTTTGGTCCACAGAAGTAATTAATGGTTCAAAAATTCATTATTTTAGGTCATTATTTAAAGATTGGCTTATCAATACATATATAAAATCAAAAAGAAATAATTTAGGCCTTGCCCTTCAAAATATTGGCTTTTCAGATATTGAGATACTTCAAAGTTTCAGTAATTCTGAAGTCGATGCTCAATTTAATTTAGCATATCCAAATTTATTTCATGTTCGAACAGAAGAACAAACATTTCAGATACCAGGAAGATCATTAACTCCAGCTACATCCAACAGTACTGTTTCTGGTGCAAACTATACAAAATACATTCAATATACACTGCAACAAATATTCAAAAAAGAAACAATAAATATTGATGGAGTATATGGATTAAAAACATATAATCTAGTAAAAAGATTCCAACAATTAAAGAGTCAAAGTTTTATTGATGGAATTGTAGACTCTGAAACAAAATCTGTTCTTGCACATTTTTGGTTAAAACTTCATAGAGATAATTTTGCTAGGTTTGAAAAACTAAGGAATGATGCCCCAGCTGGAACAAAAAGATTTATTAATGCTGCAGTAAAATATTCTGATATATCTTCAATATTAGAAGGAAGAGAATATAGAAGAATTAGTTTTACTGGAATAAAAGGTCCAACTACAATAGTTGATTATATAATGGTCAGAATTCCACAAAGAGAAGCTAATCAAACTATTCATTCAGTAAAAATTAAATCAGGAGAATGGCCATTAGTTATTGATAACGTTCATCTTTATGACGAAGATTTTAATATCAAGAGAATATATGGTTCTGGTTCTCCAGAGTTTGCCGGAAGAATTTATAGTCCTCAAGCTCTAGATCAAGATGTAAGAGTACCAGCAAATTCTGAAAGAATTGTCTCATTTGTTAATGGTAGGCCAGGAGCAAAATGGCTTGGAATAAAAGTCAAAGGAGTTAAGCTTAAGGCAGATAGGTATGGTCCTAACGCTGAGGGGTTCTCTATATCCGGAATCGACTTTGAACTAACGGCTCAGGGCCCAACTATTTCAGCTGTAAAAGGTGAAGACGCAAGGTTTACTGGAATAATAGAAGGAACAATATCTGGTTATACAGATATAAAATCTGACGAGGAAGCAACAGTAGTTTTTAGCACTTTTGCTGAGCTACAAAAAACACCGAATGCAAATATATCTCAAATTAATGTAAATAAATTAAACTTTACAGTAGTGCAAGAAAGAGAAGGAGTTAAAATATCTAAGGATATATCTTACTCAGTTTCTCCAACAGACAGAACAAATATATTAAACCAAGGGATATCATTTACGTATGATGATATTTTAGGTGATAATGATTTACCGATACAAACAGATGCACTTAGTTCTGGAACTAGCTTCAACGTAGGAACAATAACCAAGGGCGTTTGTCAAAGACTATCTGGAACTTCTGCTGCTACAACGGTAAGTTCTTCGGACTTTTCTATAACAAGCTATAAAACCAACGCTTACATCGTTAAGACTACAAATGGTGTCGATTATGAATCAATAGAAGCTTCTCCAGAAACAGTTGTATCAGATTACTACTTAGCAGACGCTGACAATATATCTAGTAGACAAAATTCTATTCAGACTGTTAATATAAAAGATGGCTTAACAGTTCTTGTTGATTCTATTGGCAGGGCAGTGGGCTTTCCAAATTTTGATTCTTATAAGCCAACTGGAACAAATAATGTTGTTAGTTTTGGATTTTTAAATCTTATATGGAATGAAACAAGTGCAGCCCCTTATGGATTAGACTGGGGTTTCTTGTATATACCAAACAATAGCCAAATCGATAAAAGAAAAAAACTATTAGGAAGAAAAATATCATATCTAGAGTGGCTTGAATATGAAGGCACTGGCGATGTGTATATTGCAGTCAACGCATTTGACGCAGATAATGATGCAAGTAGTACAAATAATATTGTAGGTTTTCAAGAAAGATATGGGGCAATATCTGAGTCTAATGCTCCAGCTAGATATATATGCCCAGTATATTCTGTTAAGGTAAAAAACAGATCAAAAATAAGAGTTTCTAGTCCACCTAAAGATCTAAGCAAATTCGATACATGGTTTGTTAATGTTGGCGTTGGGCGATTCATAAAGAAAATAACTATACCAATAGATTATAATTTCCTAGTTGGTAACTGGATGAGAGAATATAAAGGCAAAGAATTAATTTGTCACTATGACACTACTAAAATCCAGGTTCCTTATTCATCAATATTTGGAACTGGACATTATGATATTCATGAAGAGAATCCAGTTATAGTATCTGACGATACTATAACCCTAAGACATCGTTCTTTTATTGTCGCACAGGAGCAATACGATAAGAAGCTAGTTGACAAAGGAAATTACACAGATGCTAGTCCAATAGTTCCTTGGGTTTTTATATCTATAAAGAATGAACAAGGTAATTGGATCTCTGTATCTAGAAAACAGATAAGAGACTACGATAAGAATACTGGAAGAATAACTTTTGTAAAAGAAATAGTTCCAACTTCTGATAAGAATATTAAAGTTACTTACACAGTTAAGAATTCAGATCTTATGCTTCATCAAATAGATGGAGAGATCATTCCGCTTAATCCTTATCTGTTTATTGAACAGAATAAACCAATATTTTTATATATACTTCCAATTAAGTGTGAAGAAATTGTTGATGGAGAAAATAAGTCGGCAACAGGTTTTGTTTCTACTGGGGCGGTTAAATTTACATACGATTCAAATATATTCAATAATAAGTCTACAGTTTATAATCCTTTAGCTCTACATATAGCAACTATAAATGTTAATAATACTTATGACTTTGATAATATGCAGTTCCAAGATATGCGAGTCAGAGGTGGCGGAATAAAGCATAATGTTGCAGTTAAATCAAGTTTTGAAAGCAATGCTGAAGTGGCATCTTATGCAGATATATATACTGGTCACGGCTATGTGCATGCAAATGGTGGATATGTTGTAATTCAAATACCAAGAAAAGTAATGGAAAACTTTAATTCTAAGCAGCAGGTATATGACATAGTAAGAAACAATCTTACTGCAGGAGTTAGCTTTGATATTCAAGATGTAGACGGAACTGATTGGAGATCCATTAATTATGCTTAGTAATCTTGGTAATTTTGTATCATCGTTTAGTTCAAGGTCAAGAAAAACTGTAAGTTCTGTTCTTCAGGAATCAAAACTTGAAAAAGCAGAGATAAATAGACTTTTGAGTAAAGTTTCATCTTTTACTTCCGCATCAGATTATGTGCCGGCTCTTATTTCTCCTCTCACTGAGATACAAAGAACTCCAATTATAGATCTTTTTAGAGAACTAGAGTTGAGAATGAAAACCCTATACAACATTTCTTCTACACTATCTTTGATATCATCTTCTATGGAAAATATATTCCGGTGGAGAAATAAAGAAAATTGAAAACGATCTAGCCTACCTAAATGCCTATCTTGATAAGTATACATTCTTATCTGGAGAAGAAGATCTATATAATTTAAGCTTTGTAGAAAATTTTGACAATGATCAAAATTCTTATATATATGATAATAATATTTTAAGTTCTATTCCTGATAGAAATAATATGAATTTTTCTAATTCAGAAACTGCTCATATTGATTCTTTTACTGGAACATTAAAGTTTTCTTCATTAAATGAATCAATTTTATCTCCAATCATTCAGGATAATATTGCCTCGATTGAGTACTTTACTAACTTTCCTAAAAATAATATAAGTAGCGATACAGGAGTGTCTAATGTTATTGTAGGTAATTCAAATAATTCTTGGAACTTAACTGTTAAATCTCCTAACGTAATAAATGATTCAATTTTTTTGCAGGCGAAATTTTCTTCTTTTAATAAAAATACAGCTCCATTTTCTGGAGCAGAAGTAGCAGTTAAAATTGTTTTAAGAGTTCCAGTTCTTTCCTCGAGAATTAGAATATCACCTAATGTTGGATTTGGACTTTATTTAACTCAAGTTGTTATTGAAAAGATTGAAAATAATGAGAATACTAATCAAACAATTTTAACTAGTTCAATTTACTCTGATAAAAATATTGACTTTGATTTTCCTGAAATAACAGTGAAATCATTTATTTTGTTCTTCAAACAAAAAAACTATAAGAGAACAAAAATTAATTCTCTTCAATCAGAAATAAATTCAAAAATGATTAGCTATATAGTTGATTCATTAAGATCTGAAAGAAAAAAGAATCACGATGTACTTCAAGACTACGTAATTAATTTCTTTATAAAAGATACAGATAAAAATTATATACTTAAAAATAAATCAATTTATACATATGACTATACAAAATATTATCCAGTATCTGGATCAAAAAAAGAGATTAATTTATTAAAAGAAATTAGAAGAGAAAAGCTTCCAGCAGATATAGATGCTGTAAATAAATTTAAGAATTCAGATCTAATATCAAATATGATTTTTGCAATTATTTCTTTTTCTATTGGTTCAAATTTAAGAAGATTCAATAATCAAACATATATTGATTCTAATCTAAGATCAACAACAAAATCAATCGGGGGCTACGCCTCTGGTGGAATACTTCCACTTGGAGATTCAAATAACATTGCCAACAACATTCATTATACTAATGAAAGTTATTCGTCTTTTAGTAAAGAAGATGCAATTCAATCAATGTCTAATTCGGAAGATGTCAATATGTATGAATATATGTTTTCAATAAAAAATATATCTTTATTTACTTTAAAGTCGACGAACAGACCTGCAAATCAAAGGTCATTTTATGTCAGTAAAAAACTTCCTTTAGATTCAAGGCCACTATCTGTTAAGATGATAGCTGAAGAAATTGATACAATGGTTTCACCTAGCTCACTTAACATGCCAAGAGCAACTGCCGTAGAATATTCAGTATCTGTAAAGGATAATCCAACATCTGAATTAGATTGGATACCAGTATTGCCATGGAATCAAAACAATGTTGAAGTAGAATTATTGATTCCAGACAGTAATTCTAACCAGGCTAAGTTAAGATTTTCTCCAATGCAAGACAGTATATCTGTTTACAAAAATGGAATGATTCTTGATTCACAAAATTATGTTATAGCCGGAAATCTTATAGAATTGATATCTCCTGATAAGGCAGTATATACAGTTAAGTACACTCCAATCAATTCATCAATCCATAAAGAAGTTGCGTTATTTTCCAGAAGCTTAGCTTCTCCAGTTCTTTCTACCTTCTCTTCTAATGGACAGAATGGTGAATATTTTTCTGGATTGAATTCAGATAAATCTGTTACCCTATCTAAGAATGCTTATATAGATAGATCAAAATTTGTAGGTGCAACATATAATGTATACATGGGAACAATAACATCTTCGAATAGTTCTTTCGGTAATTTTGATTACTCATCTTATTCTCCAGTAAAAGTTGTTTTTTCTGATGGAACTACCGCTATCAATTTAACAAATTATGTACTATCCAGTAGTCAAATTGCATCCTTTCCAAATAGAGACGGATACTATTTTATCCATTATGATAATAGATTATTATTTAATAAAAATATAACTCAATCTTTTAGAGTAATATATCAATATGTTCCAGATATTTTTAGGTATAGAGTAGTATTAAGATCACTTGATCAAACTTCAAAAAACTACTCTTTAGATAGACTATTGTTTAAGTTTTCTTCTGAAAAAGAAAATTCAATTGTGAATAATTTTATTAGATATGATAATCTATTTAAAGAAAAACTAATATAGGATTTTTATGACACAATTATCTACAAATACACTTGCAACAGCTCAAGTTATTTCAAAAGTTCAAGAGTTCATAGCACAATATGTTAGAAACAATAATGTTTCTCCAAAGGATTATGACGAAGCTTATAAAAATTTGGTTATTGAAATTAAAAAATCTATTGGTGGACCAATGACTAGTTTAGATTTTATAAATAAAGGCGATATTCCTTCATCGCAAAGGTTTAATACATTTGTCAGAAATATATCTAATGATATTAATTTGGTTACTCATCAAATAGATTCTTTAACAGCAAATTATGTTAATACTTTTAATATTATTCATGATGAAATTGAATCAGAAAAATCCTTTATAGATAGAATAAGATCTAAAGTAGCAGCACTGGAACTTTATTCTGGAAGTACATCTAATAACATAACTTACTTTGGCGACTTATTAAACAATATGGATATGATTGATGTCAACAAGTCTAATCAAGTTGGATTATGTGACGTAACTGATGGAATAGCATGCCTGCGCAAAAAAGATATTAAGCCCTGGAAATCAAAAATTGTAATTCATAATCAAAACTATAATGAGTCTAATACACAAAACAGCAGCGTTTTTGGAGTATCAAATGGTTTACCCGGATGTAACTTCCTTTATACTATGGGTAAACCATCTAACAGTTTAGCTAATGCAGATAATCATCCATATCTTTTTCAAAAAGATTCCTCCATAATTAAATCTGATCCTGCAAAAATGACAGATGAAAGTCCAGCTTCATATATGGAATATGAAGCAATAAGTTTAGTGAAAAATCAGCGGTTCCAAAGCTAGACAAGACTATGAATTTCAATATCTAGCAAACAACACAGAAATAGATTGGTCATCATTTGATTCTACTAAACCATTAAAGCTAACTGTAGAACTAACATCAACAAAGTCTTCTGGTGAGTATATAAATTATATATCAATTATTCCATTTTTTGGATATGATAATATTGATTTAAATGCTTCAATAAAAAATCTAAAAATTAT